TTTTTTGTTTGCAAAGGAGGATTTGCTATGAACACATATTACTATTCCGGACCTGTGATGGAATTTGATAGATGCATCGCAGATAAATGGGAAGGATCAACAAGAGCGGTATCCGAGAAGAAGGCAAGAGCAAACCTCACATATCAGTATAAAGCGTCTAATGGTAAAGCACCGAGGAGCAAAATTACGCTTCCGGGTAAACTCATTGTAAAAGATTGAAAGGAGTAAATCATGGATAGTTGCCCATCTAATTCCTACAAGGCCAGAGAAGAAAGCGCACTTGCTTCACAGAAAAAGAAGCAGATCACTAAGGTTACCAAGGGTGTGGTCAAGACAAAAAAGAAAAATGAGATGTCCAAACTTGGCGGCATGTTCATTTCGGAAGACGCATCGAAAGTGAAGTCTTATATTTTGATGGACGTACTTGTGCCGACCATCAAGAAGGCCATTCATGATATTGTCACGAATGGCGCTGACATGATCTTGTATGGCGAAGTAGGCCAGAGCAAGAAGCGCACATATGCGTCAACAGTTTCTTATAGAGACTACTATGATAATGGAGGACGAGGTGCCAGTCGATTCGACGATCCACCGAGAGCACGCACTCGAGCTGGCTATAGCTTCGATGATATTATTCTTGAGACCAGAGGCGAAGCTGAGGAGGTTCTCTTGAGTATGGACGAACTTATTGAGACGTACGGGTCTGTAAGTGTTGCCGACATGTATGATCTCGTTGGCATTTCCTGCGAATACACGGACAACAAATACGGCTGGAAGAATATTAGAACTGCCGAGCCCGTACATGTAAGAGATGGCTACATGCTCAAGCTTCCGAGAGCGTTGCCGCTTAACTAATTTATATTTTAAGGAGGATTTTATAAAGATGAATAAAGCAGATACTATTGCAAAGTTCAGCAGGGCCATTCATAATGTTGGTTTCCAGCTGAAGAAGTACAGTCCTGAAATCATGGCTGTCGCCGGTGTTGTTGGCATGGTTACTAGCACGGTTATGGCATGCAAGGCCACGACTAAAGCTAGCGAGATTATTGCTGAGACTAAGACGTCCGTCGATATGATTCATGATCTGGTCGCAGATCAGGCAGTCCCCGAGAGCGAGTATTCTGAAGATGACAGTAAGCGAGATCTCGTGATCGTATATTCTAAGGCAGCTATGAAGTTTGTCAAGCTCTATGGTCCGTCTCTGATCATCGCGGGTCTGTCCGCCGGTAGCATTCTTAGCTCCACGACCATTCTTCGTAAGAGAAATATTGCTATTGGCACAGCGTATACCGCACTTGACAGGAGCTTTAGAACTTATCGCGATCGAGTTATCGAGAAGTTCGGCGAAGATTTCGATAAAGAACTCAAGTACGGCACGACTACCAAAGTTATTGAGGAGGCCACTGTTGACGAGAATGGCAATGAGAAGACCGAGACGAAGACTGTCAAGATTGCCGATCCTAATAACTACAGCATTTATGCACGTTTTTATGATGACGGATGTGCCGGTTGGACCAAGAATCCCGAGTATAATCTCATCTTTCTGAAGCAGCAGCAGAATTGGGCTAATGAAAAGCTTAAAGCAAATGGTCGCCTGTTCTTGAATGAAGTGTATGAGATGCTCGGCATTCCTAAGACCGTTATTGGCCAGCGTGTTGGCTGGGTGTTTGATGAGAATAATCCGGTTGGCGATAACTTTGTCGATTTTGGCATCTACGATCTGTATAATGAGAAGGCGCGTGACTTTGTCAATGGCTATGAACGAACGATCCTCTTGGATTTCAACGTGGATGGAGATATTCTTTATAGTCTTTGACTCGACGGGCCTGAAGGCATCGGGAGTGGTAATCCGATGAGAGACATGTTTGATTATCCTTGGCTTCTCTATTTTTAAAGGAGCCAAGGGACTTATATTTTTAAAGGAGATATTATTATGAAAAGGTTTATTGTGTTCGCTCTTCTTATCGCTATCATGACGTTTAGCTTCGGCTGTTCGACGGAAAAGCCTACCGATTTGTCTGGCACTTGGGTTCTCTCCGCAGATGACGGTGCAAATGAGGAATCGACTGGCAAACTTGTCATCGATGGTAAAGATGTTGTCGTCTATTTTGTTTGGCCTCAGGAAAACACTAAGGCGCTTCTTTGGTATGGTACGTATACGCCTCCGAAAAAGGTCGTTGACGAGTATTCTTGGACGTCTACGAATGACCCTGATATGACTGAAAATTCTATTTATGCACCTGATTTTGAGGAGACTACATTCAAGTACAAGCATGGTATGATTCTTTTCGACTATTACGTTAATGGTGTTGCATACACTTTCCACTTTGAACGTGCGGCAAGCGAGGAGGCAGCATAATGAACGACAAGTTGTCTAGCGTCATTATTTTTTGTGGCGGCATATTCATTGGCGGGTTTCTGACGTGGGATTTCTTTAAGACTAAATACGAGAAGATCGCGGATGAAGAAATTGCATCTGTAAAGGAAACTTTTGAGCACAGAGAACATAAGTCTGAAAAAGACTATGAAATCGAAGAGGACCTCAAAGCTAAAGCCGCATATATTAATATTATTGATACAACTGGTTACAAGAACTACTCTAATGTTCCAATTGAAACTGACAAGAAAGGAGGGACTGCTGATATGGAATTGAAACAGCCCTACGTAATTACTCCCGAACAGTACGAGGACAATGTTGATTACACCAAAGTGAGTCTGACATGGTACAATGACGAAGTCTTGGAGGACGATTGGGGGAACGTCCTTGACCCAGATGATGTTATTGGTAGTGAAGCGCTCAAGACCTTTGGCCAATATGAAAAAGACAGCGTATTTGTCAGAGATGATGACGAGCAAATTGATTATGAAGTCCTGCGCGATACACGTAGCTACGAAGAGACTTATGGGCATGATCCTGTCGCAGCAGATCAGTAATGACTTTTGCTAATGATATTCAGAACGAATACTTTGACTGGATGGTGTCACTTGTAACGGGCGAGCGTTATGCAAAAACCATTTCCTATAGCAAGCTTCTCGAATATTTGCATTCTGTTGAGTTTGAACCGGTTATTATTAGAGGCGATTACGATCGAGCCGAAGACGGTATATATTTGAGATATCGGTTCGCTGTGGATAGGGGCTATGATGAAAAGCTCAATATTCACAAGTATATTACTGGACCGTGCAGTGTTCTTGAAATGATGGCCGCACTTGCCCAAAGATGCGAAGAAAGCATAATGACCGACTCGGCTATAGGAGATAGAACCGGACAGTGGTTTTGGGGGATGGTCGTAAGTCTTGGCCTTGGCTCTATGGAAAATCGATTCTTTGACGAGAAGTATGTTGCTGGCGTTATTGATCGTTTTCTTAATCGAGACTATGAGCCCAATGGTCGAGGCGGGTTATTTACAATAAAAAACACCGAGAGAGATTTACGAAGTGTAGATATTTGGTGCCAAATGTGCGAATATTTAGACACCATTAATTAGTAAGGAAGGAGGTTTGGAAATGTAATGCTCGATTTTCTGAAAATTGCGACGCGAGAGTATAAGAAGGACAAATGGGAAGTATATCCTAAGTTCAAGGTTATCAAGTCCGAAGATCTAATGATTCGAGGCGGTGACTTCTATGCAGTTTGGGTCGAAGAGCGCGGTCTATGGTCTACAGACGAGCAAGACGTATTGCAATTGATTGATCGAGAAATCTCTAATGAGTTGAAAGAAGCGAAGAAGAAGCATGGTGAAAATGTCGTTCCAAGATACATGTGGGACTCAGAATCCGGCATGATCGACTCTTGGCACCGATATTGCCAGAAGCAGACTCGAGATAACTTTCACTCGTTGGACGAAAAGCTTATATTTTCGAATGCTGAAACCAACAAGAAAGACTACGCAAGCAAACGACTTAACTACCCACTTGAACCTGGCGATATCTCAGCATATGATGAGCTGATCTCCACACTATATTCCGAAGAGGAGCGCCATAAGATTGAGTGGGCAATTGGGTCGATCGTTTGCGGAGACTCTACAAAAATTCAAAAGTTTATGGTGCTTTACGGTGCAGCAGGTACAGGTAAGTCTACAATCCTGAACATAATTCAAGAGATGTTCGATGGATATTACTGTGTCTTTGACGCCAAAGCACTCGGATCGAGCAATAGCGCCTTTGCACTAGAAGCATTCAAATCCAATCCTCTTGTTGCTATCCAGCACGATGGTGATCTGTCCAAGATCGAAGATAACACCAGACTAAACAGCTTGGTGTCTCACGAGTTGATGACAGTTAACGAGAAGTTCAAGTCGACATATTCTAGCAGATTTAAATGCTTCCTGTTCATGGGCACCAATAAGCCGGTTAAGATCACTGATGCAAAGTCGGGCCTCCTTCGAAGACTTATTGACGTGACGCCTACAGGGAACAAGCTCGCTCCGAAAGAGTACAGGCGCATAATGAAGCAAATCGAGTTTGAACTTGGTGCCATTGCATATCATTGTCAAGAAGTATATTTGGAAGATCCTGGGTACTATGATGACTACGTTCCGACTTTAATGATGGGAGCCTCTAACGATTTCTACAACTTCGTTATTGACTCCTATCATATTTTTAAGAAACAAGATGGAACCACGCTCAAAGCAGCCTGGGATATGTATAAGGTATACTGCGAAGATGCAAAAGTGCCATATCCATTCTCTCAGAGAACGTTCAAAGAAGAACTTAAAAACTATTTTAAGAACTTCACCGAAGCTGCTACTTCTGACGATGGTCCTATTATCAAGAACTATTATAGCGGATTCAAGACAGAGAAGTTCGAGATCAAGAAGAAAAAAGAGTCAAAGCATGAAGAGTATAGGATTCAGTTCGGCGAATACGATTCTATATTTGACCAGGAGTGCGCTGACTGCCCGGCTCAATATGGCAGTTCAAAAGGAACTCCGTACAAAAAGTGGGATAATGTCACTACAGTGCTCGCTGATCTCGATACTTCCAGGCTTCATTATGTAAAAGTCCCAGAAAACCATATTGTTATTGACTTCGATATTAAGGACGAAGCCGGCAATAAATGCTTTGATAAGAACCTCGAAGCAGCTAGCAAATGGCCGGCTACATACGCAGAGCTCAGTAAGAGCGGTAATGGTATTCACCTGCATTATATTTATACAGGCGATCCGTCAATGCTCAAAAGTGTCTACGACGACGATATTGAAGTCAAAGTGTTTAGTGGTAATAGCTCCCTTCGAAGAAAGCTTACTAAATGCAACAACTTGCCAATTGCACAAATTAGCTCAGGTTTGCCAATGAAAGGAGAAAAAATGATTAATAAAGAGGTTGTTCAGACTGAGAGAGGTCTTCGAACAACCATTAAGAAATGTATTAGTAAAGAAGTTCATGCAGGAACCAAACCGAATGTTGATTTCATCTATAAAATTCTTGAAGACGCATATGCAAGTGGCATGCACTATGACGTCAGTGACATGCAGAATGCCGTCGTTGCATTTGCAGCCAACAGTACGAATCACTCAGATTACTGTCTCAAGCTTGCGAGTAAGATGAAGTTCAAATCGGAGGAGCCTTCTACTGGGGAATCAAACGAAGATGCAGAACTTGTGTTCTATGACGTCGAGGTATTCCCGAACTTATTTCTTGTAAACTGGAAATTTGCGGGGGAAGGCAAGCCAGTTGTCAGGATGATCAATCCGACTCCTAGAGAGATCGAGGACCTTATGAAGCTCCGTCTCGTTGGATTCAACTGCCGACGATACGATAACCATATTTTGTATGCTCGTTATATTGGGTATACGAATGAACAGCTCTATAATCTCTCGCAAAAGATCGTCTCTGGTGAAAAAGGAGCATTCTTTGGCGAAGCGTATAATGTCTCATATACAGATGTGTACGACTTCTGTTCAAAGAAGCAGTCCCTCAAGAAGTGGGAGATCGAGCTGGGAATTCACCATCAGGAGCTTGGCCTGCCTTGGGACAAACCCGTTGCAGAAGAGCTTTGGCCAAAGGTTGCCGAGTATTGTGACAATGATGTTATCGCAACGGAAGCAGTCTTCAATGCTCGCCAAGGTGATTTCGTCGCACGAAAGATCCAGGTTGATCTGGTAAGACTTCTGCATGGCATTACGGACGTATCTGTCAATGACACGACGAACAGTCTTTCTACCAAGATTATATTTGGCAAGAACCGCAAACCTCAGAGCGAGTTCAACTACCGAGATTTGTCTAAGCCGGTCAGCTGGACTGAATACGATGAGTATCGTCAGAAATTTGGTCCGGATTACGTCTTTCGCATCTTCGATCAAGATGGTCTTCCGACGTATGATATTTACGATCCAAAAGATGGGTGCACGGTTCTTCCTGATGGCTGGAGTATCATGCCGTTCTTCCCTGGTTATGTGTTCGACCATGGACGATCCATTTATATTCATGATCGCTCGCTCGTGTGGCCTAGGGACCGTGATGAGATCGAGAAGATCTTAGACGATAAGCTCGATACAAGAGTTGAACTTATTGGCGAAGGCGGCCGAGTATATTCTGAACCTGGTATGTACGGCGGAGTATGGGATGGCGATATTGCTAGCCAGCATCCGCACAGTGCTATCTACGAACGTGTCTTCGGTCCGACATTCACTAAGAGATTCGAGGATATTGTCAATGCGCGTGTGGCAATCAAGCATAAAGACTTCGACTTAGTAGGCAAGATGCTAGATGGCGCACTCAAGCCATATTTGAACGAAGAGCAAGCGGCAGACCTCGCTCAAGCTCTGAAGATCGTCATCAACTCGATCTATGGCCTTACAAGTGCGGCATTTGCAAACCCGTTCAGAGATCCTCGCAATATCGATAATATTGTCGCCAAGCGTGGCGCTCTGTTCATGACCGTTCTCAAGAGCGAAGTCCAGAAGCATGGTTTCAAAGTTTGCCATATCAAGACTGACTCGATCAAGATTCCGGACGCTAATGAGGATATTCAGAACTTTGTTATCCGCTTTGGTAAAGAATACGGCTACACGTTCGAGACGGAGGCCAACTTTGAGAAGTACTGTCTGGTTAACGACGCCGTGTATGTTGGCAAGTTCAAAGACGGTAAACATGCCGGAGAATGGACTGCAACAGGCACCCAATTCCAGGTACCTTATGTCTTCAAGAAGCTCTTTAGTCACGAGCCAATCCAGTTCGAGGACATGTGCGAGACTAAGTCGGTAAGCACGTCTTTATATTTGGACATTAATGAAGGCCTTCCTGAGGGTGAGCACAATAGAGTGTTTATCGGTAAGGTTGGTTTGTTCTGCCCGATTAAACCTGGCTGCGGTGGCGGTGAGCTTCTCCGAGAAGCTAAGGACAAAGACGGCAACATCAAATATGCTTCGGCCACTGGTGCTAAAGGCTATCGGTGGCTTGAGTCTGAGATGGTGCGGACGTCTAATAAGCAGGGCGATATTGACCGTTCTTATTATGACAAGCTTGTCGACGACGCAATCGACACAATTTCTAAATACGGCGACTTCGAGTGGTTTGTCTCTGATGATCCTTATATTTCACCATGGGACAGTCCCGATGCACCTTGGGATGAATCTACGCCTTTTGACGTGAGATAATTTATCAAAAAATATATTCAAAGGAGAAAAATATTATGGAAATTACTTTTGCACCGAAAGATATCCTTCAGATCGATGACGCTAGAATCACTTACAAGAATTTCAGTGGCGCCCCTTCTCAGTATAATCGCGAAGGTGATCGCAACTTTGCTCTGATTGTTCCGGACCGAGATCTCGCAGATGCACTTATTAATGACGGCTGGAATGTCCGCATCAAACCCCCTCGCGAAGAGGGCGATGATCCGTTCATGTATCTTCCGGTTAAGGTGAAATTTAATGACTATGGCCCGAAAGTATATCTTGTTACCGGAAAGCGCATGAATCGTCTCGATGAGGACAGTGTAAGTATGCTCGATCATATCAGCATGAGACAGATCGATATGGATATTCGTCCGTACGACTGGAATGTCAATGGCAAGGCCGGCCGAACGGCATATCTGCAGTCTATCCGTGTGGTGCAGGATATTGATCGCTTTGAGGAAGAGTACGCGGAAGAAGAACACCCTGAAGAGGATTGCCCGTTCTAATGGAGGATAAAAAGATGAAAACAAATCAGATTATTCTGTACGGTCTCGCCGGCATTGACGCTCAGTATGTTCCGGTTCGATATTTTATCATGAGTGAAGAGTTCATGACCATTGCCGGCCTGTCGCGTACTGCACAGTATATGATGGACAACTATCCGACAATCGAGAATATTTATGCCATTGATAATCGACCTGGCCTGCGAAAAGAGTACACGAACGCAATCCGTGATAAACATAATTCCATCGAGTCACGGGTTGTCTTCAAACATACACTTGTGAACGAGGGAATTAGGATCGTGTGATTCGCGAAAGTTACATACTCCTTTATGAAAGGAGTGGTATTTAATGATCAATTATATTAAGTACGGTTTCGGAATCACAATTGGCGTTTTTAGCGCCGTTACGGAATTATATCTGTCGACGGTTTCCAAGAACGAACGAGTGATGGAAAGCGTTAAAAAGTACTATCCGAACACATACCGAATTGTTACGAAAAAATATTGCTCGGATTAAAAAGTTTAGGACATCTGAAACATGATGTCCTATTCTTTTTGGGTCTTTAGCTCAGCAGGTTAGAGCAGTTGACTCATAATCATCAGGTCCAGGGTTCAAACCCCTGAAGGCCCACCATGTACGGCACACTAAATCCAGTTACGACTAAAGCAGCAGTCTGATGTCGCTTTCTCCTTTTGGTGAAAGAAGTAAAGAGGGCGCGATCTATTTAAGATCGTATAGGTGTGTTTAAGCGTAGGACTGCAGAAGGATTAGCCGCCCTTCAAAAAATAGCGGCTTCACATGGCGGAGTATCCGAATGGCACAGGAAGCAGACTTAAAATCTGTCGGCTTAATCGCTTACGGGTTCGAATCCCGTCTCCGCTACCATTTAATCAAAAAAAAAATAAAAGGAGAAAAATAAATGAAAGTAACCTTGAGAACGTTTCTTAGCATCACAGGAAACAGTATTCTTGAGCCTTACACGACGAATCTCTATGTCGATGAGTGGGACGAACTGTTTGAAGAGTGGCAGCCCAAAAAGGTAATAGACAGCATGAAACATGCATCAGAACTCGAGCCGTATCTTGACTATGAGATTACCGATTTTCACCAGGAATTGAATTACGGTGAGATCGAGAGCCAGGATATTTACGTAAGAAAAATTGAGGAGCAAAGGAGAGTTTCCATGAGAGTTTACAAAAAGCACGAGAGCAGTAATTTTACTTATCCAGATGAAATGAAGTGTATTCTCGACTATCTGGATAAGCACGGAACACTCTTCGTCAGCGGAGCAACTATTGAGAAACTATATTATGAGTTTTCTGAAGACAAATATAGTGCAAGTTGGATTTGTGTTAACGACGACGTGCTTAAAGAATTTGCAAACTGGCTTGACGAATACAATATTTAAAAAGGAGAAAAACAAATGGAGCATATGCTGAAGTATCTTGGGGAATTGGATTGCGAGGCTGATCTTGCTTCTATTGTTGGAGACCAGGAAGCAGCCAGATCATGGCACGGGAAACTCTGTTATTTTCTCGACCTTGACAGTAAGCGTGTCTTTGGCGTAAGTGATGTATATGCGGACAGTCTCTTTGAGTCTGGCGCGGTTGTTTAAAGAAAGGAGAACATCATGTATTACAAAGCAGTTATGAGCGATAAAATCTTCAACGAGCGGAGCCTCTCGATTCTGGACGACATTTTTGGTCCTGGTGCCTTTGATGCTTGGGTAAGGGCCGGGGCTTTGATGCCGGTAAAGAATCTCTCCGTGATCGACCTGCTCAAAAATGGTCAGAGGTTTGAGGCGACTCGTCTGTACCACGAGATCCATGAAGGATCTACGGTCAAAGAATCTCTTGACATGGTCAAAAAAATCGAGGCCGATATGGATCGATTCCAGAATCCGAAGCATTGCTGCTCGAATTGCGGATTTGATTGTGGATCCAAATGTTCTTGTGTGGTACCGTGCAATGATTGTTCGGAATGGGTGCCTAAATACGGCTAATTGTTTATATTTTGAAAGGAGAATAATTAAATGAGCAAGTATAAAGTTGGAGATAGAGTCAGAGTCATTAATGGAATTGGGAAACTTCAGGACGCTATGCGTGGTAGAGTTGGGACTGTTACTGAAGTGTGTGAAGTAATCGGCGTGGAATACTGTCATATTCTTATTGACGGCTTTGACAATCCTCATGCAGATGATCCTACTATTATATTTCATTACAACCAGTTGGCTCCATGGCCCAATGATAGCAAAGGCGCTAAAGAAATTGCATTGAGCCGATATCTTAGATATAAGAATAACGGATATAAAAAAGAGGTTGCCAAATATTGTTATAATGACGTTATTACAACTGCTGACATGTTCAACACGCTGAATGAGAAGCAGACCGTTATTCCAAAAATCAAAGATGTTATTTATAATTGTCCAGCAACGATTGTTTTCTGGGAAGATGGGACTAAGACTGTCGTAAAGTGTAAGAATGAGAAATTTGATCCTGAAAAAGGTCTGGCTATGGCTTTTTCAAAAAAGATGCTTGGAAACAAGGGCAACTATTACAATGCTTTCAAGAAGTGGCTGCCTGAGGAAAAGCCGAGAAATGCTGCTATTCCCATTTGCCATGAAGTTCGAAACATGTGCGCAATCAATGCTGATAAAATTAGTAAGATTAAATTTGAATGTTTTGCATGCGCTCATGGTATGATGTTCGAAAGCGGATTCTATTGTGTATGCCCCGAGCCGTGCGCCAACGGCGATAAGTGGAGACCTAAGAAATGAGTGAGCCATTTCTCTACAACTACCAAATGGATGCAGTCAAGAAAATGCATAATGGCTGCATCCTGAATGGTGGTGTTGGAAGCGGTAAGAGCAGGACCGGGCTCTATTATTATTTTAAAGAACAAGGCGGCAGTATAGACCCAGACTACATTCCTATGAAGAATCCAAAAGACCTTTATATTATCACAACCGCAATGAAACGCGATTCACTTGAGTGGGAAGGGGAACTGACGTATTACCTTATTTCCACTAATCCGGAACTGAGTCGTTACAAGAATAAGGTTGTAATAGACAGCTGGAACAACATCAAGAAGTATAAAGATGTATACGGAGCTTTCTTTATATTTGATGAAGACCGAGTAACAGGCAAAGGCACTTGGGTTAAAACATTTCTGAATATCTCGAGAAAAAACAACTGGATTATCCTTTCGGCAACACCTGGCGACACTTGGGAGCAGTATATTCCTGTGTTTGTGGCTAACGGGTTTTACAAAAACAAAACCGCATTTACTAGAGAGCATTGCATATATTCACGCTACACAAAATATCCAAAAATTGAGCGCTATATTAACACAGGTCGTCTTATTAAGTTGCGAAATCAGATTCTGGTTGACATGGATTTCTCTCGTAAAACCGTCCCACATCATGAAGATGTCTATGTCACGTATGATATTTCAAAGTACAAAGAAGCTATGCGAACTCGCTGGGATCCATTTAAGGACGAGCCCATTCAGCAAGCTTCTGGTCTTTGCTATGTCTTAAGACGAATCGTGAATGAGGATGAGTCCAGACAGGTGGCTCTAATGGAACTCGCAGAAAAGCATCCTAGAATAATCGTATTCTACAACTTCGATTACGAGCTTGATATTTTGAAAGGACTGCATTATGGACCTAATACAAAATTGGCTGAGTGGAATGGGCATCAGCATCAACCTGTTCCTGATGGAACTTCATGGATCTATCTTGTCAATTATGGGGCAGGAGCCGAAGGATGGAATTGCATCAAGACTGACACCATTGTGTTTTATTCTCAGTCCTACAGCTACAAAACAGTGTCTCAAGCAGCTGGAAGAATTGATAGGCTGAATACTCCATTCCGAGACCTGTATTACTACCATTTCAAGTCTAGATCCGGCATCGACTTAGCAATTAGCAAAGCTCTTAGCGAAAAACGGCAGTTTAATGAAAACAGATGGGTTAAATGGTAAAAAATGAACAAATTGAAAAAATTTAAGGTGTTCTATTTCCTTGGCGGCGATCATCAAGGTATTGATGAAACACGACGAAAATGGGAATTGATCATGGCAAAAAATGAAGATGAAGCCGAGAAATTGTTTAAACTTGCCTATTCTAAAGATTTATCTGACTATAAGATATTCTTCGGATGGGTAGAAGAGGTGATGCCCAGTGTTCGACAGTCCGACTTATCCATGTGAGTAGCTATGCCCCTCAGCGGGGCTAGATCTTTTATACTTTGAAAGGATAAAAAGCATGAAAGGCTTTAAGAGATTTAAAGTATTCTATTTTTCGAACGATCGTCGTCCGAATTTCAATGAACCTAATAGAAACTGGGAATTGATTATAGCGAGAAATGAAGACGAGGCTGAAGATATATTCAAACTTTTGTACAATAAAGATCTATCCGATGGCAAGATATCTTTTGGCTGGGCTGAGGAGGTGGTGCCTTAATGAAACCGGACTTTATTCCTACCGTCACACCAATGTAGTTATGCCCCTTAAATGGGGCTCTACAGTAACTAAAATTGGAAACATTATTACTGATAAGTGGTTTGATATGAGAGGATTCTTTTCCTAAGATTCATTATGATATTTTGAAAGGAGAAAATTACTATGTGGACTACTATCCTGCTTTATATTCTGATCTTCCTTCTTGGGTTCTTCTTCGGACTCATCCTTCCCCTTATGAGCATCAGTCGAGCATTCAGGGAAACCTATCAGAAGTGGGTTGACGAGGAAGGTTATCATGACAGCTCTTGGGATGAGGGAGCGGCTTGGTTTGAGAAGACACTCTATCATATTTTTTATGGAGGCAAGAAATGAAAGTACGTATTCTTTCTACTAAATATTATGAAAACAAAGAGATGCTAGATAAGTATCCTCTGCTTAGAAGCTACGGATTTGAGATGATCGGAAATTCCAGACACCAAATCGCTTATATTACGATAGGTGACTTGGACAACCTTCTCAGATTTATTGCTGAGCTCGAGATCCCAGTCATTTTCTGGTATGACTATGACAATGGTAGATACGTTGCAGAGATTTACGACGATTACAGAGAATAGGAGCATGAAATGTATTTTAAGGCTTTAAATTTCGTCGAGGTTAGATGTTCCATTTGCCATACAGTATGGGTGGTAGATGATGAACGCGCCTGTGAGCCTTATATTTGCCCGCTATGCCGGGAAGAAAGATCGGAGGATGACGATGGAGTACGTTGATCTGCAGTATAAAGAAGTATATTTTGACCAGTATTGCATCTCGTGCAAGTACAGTGACCTTGAAGAGGAGAATGATCCTTGTAATACTTGTCTTGCCAACCCGGCAAACGAATATTCGCACAGGCCAGTTTATTGGGAACCAAAAGAGTGAAAGGAGAGAAAATGGACAACCAGCTTGAAAATTTTATTGAAACTATCGGATCAATGGCCGAAATGGCAGCCATTATTAGAGAGGCGCTTATGAAAAATGGATTCACCAGAAGCGAAGCGGTTGACATTGCCAGTAACTTCATTATTTCGATGATGCGTAATGCTGGAGGAAACAATAATGGCAACTAATCCGCTCTTTAAAACATATCAGAAAGACGCTATTCAGGCCGCCGAAGAACTTATGTACGGCGATAAAGTCATTGAAAGACTTAAAAAAGCAACAACAGAAGGCGAAGTTTGCCGGATTATGGCAACGGCTCGTAATAAAAAAATCGAACTTCAAGAAAGGTACGGAGGTAACGTCTAATGGCTCTTGCTAAAAAGTGTGATATTTGTGGAAAGCTCTATGAAACTTATAATTCCAAAGATAATCAGCTCAAGCCGAGCGGCATTATGTTTGTTAATGTATGCGCGGATGATACATATTTTTCCGGAAATGTAACCGATTGCTGCCCGGAGTGCATGGCTGCTATCATAGATGCAGTCGATGGTCTAATGCCGGCAGCTCCGGAGATGCGCGAAGATGAGCCGATGGAGGAATAAAATGAAGAGTTATGATATTACTTTCGGGGAACCTGAAAGTCTAGAGGGTCTTACATATTATGAAGTTAAATTCAAGTATCAACCTCGTATCGAGGATGCTGAGGGCATTCTTAGATCTTATGCACCTAATATTTATGAACATCGTTCTGTGTTTATTGGACTTGCGAATCATTTTTCTGGAAAGGCTTGGAAAAGCAGATTCACCTTGAGCGGCAGCTTCTGCGGAGAACGGCTTTTCATGTTGGCTATTGTTCTTCCGAGCGGTCCGTATACAGAGTATATTCCGTTGGCTTATTGGGATAAACTTGATATTCCGATTAAAGAGGGGTAAGATAATGACTAATTTTACTATTAAGAACAATGTGAAAGCTGAGAACGCGAAACTTGTAGATGCAACAGCATACCAGGATGAAAATGGCACTTGGTATATTGAGCTTCTGTATGAATATGAAGACGAGTTCGGAGTCCATAGAAGATATTATCCAAAAGTTGAATTTCCTTTCTTCTGCGGAAAGCTTCCTCCAGAGGAGTTTAGTTCCGATCGTTTTGGGCGCGATGAACTGACTATTGGTCTTTTTGCCAAGGAAGTTGCTGTCTTTAGAGGAAACTTTTGGAATCCAGTAACCGATCAGAGAATGGAAGATGTCTGTGTTATCGATAACCTTGTTAAGCCTGCTGCTCCGGCCCATGAGATGACCATTGAGGAAATCGAGAAGGAACTCGGATATAAAGTGAAAATTGTTAATAAAGGAGAATAACAATGGATCTTAATGAATTTCGCCAGAAAATGGAATCGGACGCAACTAAAGAAAATGAGCATTTGAGAAGTGAGGTAAATCTTCTTCGCGAGAGTCTCCACGACTCAAAGAATTATTGCGAAGAACTTAAGAAGCTTCTGACTGATGATTGTCAGGCTCTTGCTAATCGTTGTTTTGTGCTGACTAAGGGAAGCATGTGCTGCTTCTGCGAGCTGAATGAATTTAGGTGCCCGCATGCGTGGAGCTATGATAGGAAAATCAAAGCCGCCATGAAATTTATGGAGGAACGGTCATGACGATTGTTTATCAGATTTTGTTTCTTATTTTATTACTTGCCATTATTTTCTGTATTTTTGGTATCGGGTATTACGCTGGCCGCGCACGCGAGTTTAATATTCGTCAGAGAGTATGCGACGATATTAAAAAGCAAATTCCAAATTGCTCAGAAGAATGGTTAAATGGGGCTGTATATGTTATTTCGAGTCTAAATGGTATTGATGATTATAATCCATAAAAAATAACTAATATTGTTAAAAAGGAGAGTAAATACGATGGCTCATACATTCATTATTTGCAACAATGAAAAAGAAGTACAGTCGAATATGTCGTGTTGGGGAAACACAACATTTGAACTTTCGATAAAAGATATTTCTGCTCTTCTTCAAGGCAAAACTCTTGCTGGAGATGATGGCGAGTATGGTGTATTCATTATGATGGGAGAGTAAAAAGTAATGAATAAAACTTTTGAAATCGTGGAAGCGTATACCGGCAATCGCGAGATTAAAGCCTATGAAGATGGTGACTGCATTCTTGATATTATTGTAAATGACTATAATGTTGAAGGCGCACGTCATGTTCTCGAGGCCCAAGGATATGTCATGACTCGTACAGAAAGGTTAACCAAATCTAACTGAAAATATTTCGTGAAATTTACAGCTCCTCTTATGAAAGGAGCGATAGTTATGGTACATTACGAAAACGCCAACACGTATAGAACTAAACGTAATATTAAGTATACAATTTTTAGAGTGTTGCTGACACCTATATTTGTATGGTACAGACTTTATCTGTGGGTGTGGGACGGAACAATGTCCGACTATTAATTTAAGGATTAAAGACTCGGAGCAAAATCTGAGTCTTTTCTCTTTTATTTTTTGATTTGAATATTGGTTTTACTAAATTGCTAATGAGAGTATTTATATTTTGAAAGGGGAAACCGAGCAGTGATAAAACGTAAGCGCGTTTATATTTGCGACCATTGTGGTGCGATGGCTCTTGAAGAACCATATTTCTTTATGGAGTTTGCTTGGAAAGGCGCTCCTAAAGGATGGACCGAACTCGGTAAAGAGGATCTATGCCCTACGTGCTCGAAGGTGTATAAAAGATTTATGGAGGAATCGACGGACTCTTGCTCTTGCTCTTGCGCACATTCACATAAGACACGACAGAGCGTATTTCTGGCACAGCATCCTGAGGCAGTACGCTCAGAAGATGGCACATTAGCAATTTGTCCAGCGTTGCTTTCTTCTGCCTATGGGAACGATGCTGGAGGGTGCAAGCATATAGGAAGAAATTGTGCATATTGTCGACGCGAATTCTGGGCACATGAGTTATAAAAGAAATAAAAGCGTATAAAAGATTTATGGAGGTATCAAAGAATGCTTAAAATTGAAAAAGTTGAGACTGTCGGCTGGGAAGCAGCAACTAGAGGGATGCGTAATCCAATGAACTCTTGGAAGAAGAGTGACAGTTTCTTCTGCGGTTCTCCGGAGTGCTGTTTTACCGACGACGAGTGCAATCCTAGCTGCGCTGGATACGGACAGGGATTTAATATTGGTGAAGCAGATTTCGATCTCATGACTCGCCTTCGTAATTCAGGCACTGATCACCGTAAGTTCATGCGCATGATCATCGTGTATCTTGATATTACTGCTCCTCTGTATTGGTGGAAGGAATTTAAAACTTATCGAGCCGGAAGAAAATTTGGAGACGATGAGCCCGGCATTGTTGATGAAGGATATTTGGAATACGATATCGAGATGAACTCTTGTTCTACTATGCATAAGATTGCATCAAAAGAGTTTACGCTGGAGGATTTCAGTCATGAACATCTTTTTCCAACTGCAAAAAAGAATCTGGAATCTACGATTGATATTTTGAATGGATATCGAGACCAGTACTGTGTGGATACGAACCCCGAATTGAAAAAAGAATATTGGTGGCAGATGATCCAGCTTCTTCCGAGCTCTTATAATCAGAAACGGACGGTTATGCTGAACTACGAGGTTCTGGCAAATATTTATAAGTCCCGTAGGAATCATAAGCTTGACGAGTGGCGCACATTCTGTGATTGTATTGAAGGGCTTCCTTATTCTGAGCTGATTACTGGATCGGTACAGAGCGGTTATGAATCAGTTTCATAAAATGGATAGAGACGAAGAGCGTGAATCAGCCTATATTGCTTCAATTGGCAAGTATAGAAAGAAAATCACTGATTTGCGCCTTAAGATGGCAGAGCTTCAGACCAAAGTCGATCTCTATGAGAAGTATATTTCCTATTGCATCAATCATGACAGCGTTGAACTCGGCGAGGTCTATTCTTTCAACGAAGAACTTTACCGCATGGTAAGTCGTGAAGATAAGCAAGATACAGATTCTGCCAAAACCGTATACTGCGAATTTATTTGTGTCACGCCGATTACGAAGGACTTCAATAATAAAGATGGAGGAGAAAAAAATGGCGACATTAAGTAACATTACTGTTACGAAAGAACTCAGGTTATGCAAAATTGATGAAGAGCTTGGATATTTCCATTGCTGGGAGCAATATGGTGACATAATTTTCCCAGGCATAATAGTCGGCTCTAATCCGGGCGGACAATATTCGCGGGTATTTGGTATCGTCGAATTCGATGACCGAATCGAGCGAGTTGATCCGACAAAAATCCAGTTTATCGACGAGACTCATAATTATTTGCATGCTCAAATGAAGGAACTAAATGGCTAAGCAGCTCATTATATTTACAAAGGAAGAACTGCTGAAACTGCTCGATGGTAGCCCGGTACGAATGGAATCTTCAGAGGATCTTCCAGAGATTATATTTTACAGTGAAGATGGACTTGATAAGTTTGAAAAATTTTGGGAGGAGACGGAATAATGTACACTAAAAACGACAGAGATCTCGCAGAGGACAAGAAGGAAAAAGACACTGTTAACACCGTTGCCTGCGAATTTCATTGTATTTCTTCTGAAAACGACTTCAAAGTCAGATTCAATGATGGAGATAAGGAGAGCAACAATGCTGGGTGATAAACTTTGGTGCATCGTTTGCGATGCTTATGTTACTCCAGTCATTACTTCTGAACAAGTGACTATGACAGAGAAGGGGGTTGAGTTTACATATCTTGAGAACTCGTCTTCATGCCCACACTGTCATTGCCGACTGTACGATGCGGATGAAAGCGACAAGAATGCCTTAAGACGTTCTTCTGAATATTGGAAAGCGAAATGCAAATTACTTGAACTTGAAAGGAGAAAATAATGAAAGTATCAGAGATCTGTAAGATTATTAATGATTGTGACAGACTCCGCGATATTTTGCTCCAGGATAAGCATACACTGACCAGCTCGGAAATTCAGGAAATCTGTGATCTGCTATGGGATTATAGGCTTGAACTTCTGAAGAAAGAAGTTAAGTAATGCGAGGCAGTATATGAATTCTAAAAAGAATAAAAAGAAGAAATCTAAAGCTAACCCTCTTGATATTTCACAGGCTAAAGCAAAAGCTGTGAAAAACACAATTCTTATGGCCGAATACGTCTTGCAGTCTAAGCACGGGTTTGATCGTGACCAGATTGTAGAATTCCTTGAGAACATGGCATATGTAGCTGATGCTGTTCAAGAGGGCAGACTTAATATGACAGATATTAACAATGCCAATAGGCAAGAAATACATTTGAATACTACCTCGGATATTTATCAAAAGAGTATTAGCTCTGGGAAGTAAGGAAACTATATTTTTAGGAGGTACTACCAATGCGCGAACTGTTTACCATTAGAGATGCCCAAAATATGTCTACCAAAGAACTTGAAGCTCGACTTACAAAATGCCGAGAAGAACTCGAGCTCCTTGGAATGGAGCATGATGATGCTTGCATATTTTTAAGTGAAGCCATGAATATTGGCATTCAGGCTAATCAAAATTGGGTTAATTCACAGTCCGTATTATGACCAGGAAGGAGCTCTAACATGGGCTTTCTCTTTTATTTTTATAAGGAGGAGTACATATGGAATCGGAGATTCGTCTTAAGAAGGTTGGAGGCAAGTATATTCTTACCGCGTACGGACGGCAAATTGAATGTGACTCAATGGCACAGGTAAGAGAAGCCTTATCGCTTGATGAGCACGAAGAAGATCCGGAAATCGAAACTACTGAAAAAGAAAAGGAGATTAATGAAATGGCTACTACTAAGAAAACTGTTGTTGACGACCCTGTTGAACATCCTTCGCATTATACGGCTGGGAACATCGAATGCTTGGACGCAATTGAATCTGCAGTGTGTAAGTACGGAGTGCCTTCGCACGCGTTTCTTGCGGGCCAGGTAATCAAGTATATTTGGCGTGCACCGCTTAAAGGTAAGTACTATGAGGACCTGAAAAAGGCCAGATTTTACCTTGAAAGAATGATTGAAGACGAGGAAAATGAGTGACTAAAGACGGTTGCCAATTGGCAATTAGTTGCTTCTTGGCAACCATTTTTAAAAAATTAGACTTAAAAGTTGCCAATTGGCAACAGGCTAAAAATGGCCCAAAATGGGTCGGTTGCCGGTCTGCAACTTTTTGTTGACAGTTGGCAACTTTTTGTTTGCCAATTGGCAACAAAAATGGCCCAAAATGGGCTGTTTTTGGGGGTTTTTGGCCATTTTTGGGGGTTTTGGAGGCCTTTTGAATTTTTCGGTTGCAGACCGGCAACCGACCTAATCTATTACGCGAAAAAAAATATATAATAATATATATAATAGTTTTGCCCGGTTGCCAGTCTGCAACTGCAAGTGTTTATGCAAGAAGATTGGCCAAAGTAAAAGGAGATCTGCAAGAATGAGTGAAGTAGAGTTCATTGATATTTTCTCTCACAATTTGGAGTCGATTATGGTTGAGTATGGAATCAATCGTATTGAGCTAGCGAAGGAAGCACATCTTGATAAAGGATCCATCACAAGATATTTGTCTGGCGAGCGGATGCCATCTCTTCGTGCAATTATTAATTTGTCCATGGCACTTAACTGTTCGATAGATGACTTAGTTCCTAACTACGATTATATTGATTGAGTACAAAATGAAGAGAGAGTTCGCGGCAATTGCAAGCTCTTTTCATTTTTTCTCATATTTTAAAATTCGCGAAAAAAACATGCCCTGTTATGAAGAGAAGAACGATTTTTTATTTAAAATTTCGTCTTCTCTTTATTTTAACGCAAATGAAAGGAGACCTCGCTATCATGGCTAAGCTTGAAAGTAAATTTCAGAAAGAACTGATCGATGAGATCAAGCGTATGTACCCAGGCTGTATTGCCCTTAAAAATGACGCGGGGTACATACAAGGATTTCCTGACTGGACCATTCTGTATAAAAACAAATGGGTTGTGCTGGAAATCAAAAGAGATGAAGGAGCAATCAAACAGCCCAATCAAGAGTATTATATTTCTAAGTTGGATGATATGTCATATGCAGCATTTGTTTATCCTGAGAACAAAGACAAAGTTCTTCAAGAACTTTCTGTTATATTTGGAAGATAAGGAGAAAATAAATGAAGTTTAATGATCATTCAAATTTAGAGGGGTTTCATGCAAGCTTTAGTCCGAGTCAATGTAGTTGGCTTGGTTATGATGATAGCAAAGCTTTAGAAGTGTTTTCAAATCGTAGAGCGGCTGAGATTGGAACTCGTTTACATGCTTGGGCAAAAGAGACGATTGATCTCGGAATTAAGCAGCCTCGTTCCAGAAAGACTTTATATTCTTATGTGAATGACGCCATTGGCTTTAGAATGAGCACTGAGGTTGTTTTATATTACTCAAACTATTTCTTTGGAACTGCAGACGCTATTTCTTTTAGAGATGGATTTTTGAGGATTCACGATCTTAAGACTGGTAAAACTAAAGTACATATAGAGCAGTTGGAAATCTACGCTGCTCTTTTTTGTTTGGAGTATAAGGTCAAACCTGCCGAGATTGGGATAGAATTGAGAATCTATCAGAACGACGAGATATTTGTGCATAACCCTGCGCCTGAAGACATTAATGATATTATTAACAAAATCGTGCACTTAAACAAGTTAATAGAAAAAGCTAATTACGAGGAGGAATGACACCATGAACCCAATAGCCGAAGAAATGATGAGCTATTACGGTCTGTGTGACTATGTCGAAGATTCATTGCTGCATTACGGAATGCCTCGTCGATCTGGACGGTATCCTTGGGGGTCTGGTGATAATCCATATCAGCATGCTGTAGACTTCATCGGTAGAGTCGAAGAGAAAAGGAAAAGCGGCTTTACTTATGTTGACAATGATGGCAAACTATGGACAGGCGATAATGCTATTGCTAAATCTATGGGTTTGACCTCGACAGAATTTCGCACTGAGCTCGGTATTTGTAAAAATGAAAGACGCGCTTATAATGTTGCTACTGCTAAGGCTTTGCAGAAAGATGGTCTTGGCGTCAGTGAAATTGCGCGCCAGATGAGCCAGCGTCTTGGTAAACCTATCAATGAATCTACTGTTCGTTCCTGGTTTAATGAAGATGCTGAGAAAAATATGAATATTGCAAAGTCTAAAGCCGACTTTATCAAAGAGCAGGTCAATAAAAAGGGAGTCATCGAGATTGGTGCTGGTGTTGACAAGCAGCTCGGTATTACGCCGGAAATGATGAAGAAAGTCAAGTATATTCTAGACAGAGAAGGCTATGTTGTGGCTGGCGGTCGAGTTCCGCAGGTTACCAATCCTGGGCAAAAGACCACGATCACGGTTGTATGCCCTCCGGGCACTCCTTATAGGGTTGATAGTAATGGCCGGAAGGTTACAAAGGCCGTTTATGACTATGCAAATATTCATCCGTTGATTGATGCCGATCCTATTAAAGATAAGAATGCATCGAAGAAGAAGCTTGTTTATCCGGCATCTATGGACTCTAAAAGGCTGATGGTTCGATATGCAGATGACGTTGGTCCTGATGGTATTAAAGGCATTGAGAAGGACGGCGTTATTGAACTTAGGAGAAATGTTCCCGATCTGTCTCTTGGTGAGTCCAGATATTCTCAGGTTCGAATCCTTGTGGACGGAACACATTATCTTAAAGGTATGGCTGTTTATGCAGACGACATGCCGCCTGGCGTTGATGTTGTGTTTAATACCAATAAAAAGAAGGGAACACCGGCACTCGGACCAAAAGATCATACTGTTTTAAAGCCAATTAAAAAGGATGATCCAGAAAACCCATTTGGTTCGCTTATTAAAGATCCTGATAAAGGAGGCCAATATTACTATAAAGATCCTAAAACAGGAAAAGAGAAGCTTGGCCTTATTAATAAACGATCCGACCAAGGCGACTGGACTGAATGGGCCGATGCATTGCCTGCACAGTTTCTTTCTAAGCAGTCAAAGAAGCTTGCAAACCAGCAGCTTAAGCTTGCCATTACAGACAAAGTTGCTGAGTATGAAAGTATTAGCAGTTTAACTAATCCGACTATTAAGAAGCATCTTCTTAATAAATTTGCTGATGAATGCGACTCTGCAGCTGTCCATCTTAAGGCTGCTGCGTTACCTGGACAAAAGTATCATGTTATTATTCCTGTTAATTCTCTTAAAGATAATGAAGTATATGCTCCGGGCTATGCTCCTGGTACTAAGTTGGCTCTTATTCGTTATCCTCATGGTGGCACTTTTGAAATTCCTATTCTTACTGTAACTCATAAGAATGAGCTCGGTAAGAGAATTATTGGAAATGATTCGATTGATGCCATTGGTATTAACCATAAGGTTGCAGATCGACTTTCTGGAGCCGATTTTGATGGCGATACTGTCATGGCTATTCCTACCCACGACCCTGCTGGTAAGGTAAGAATCACAGCGACTCCAGAACTCGAGGGCCTTAAAGGTTTTGATCCAAAAGTTCAGTATGGCCCTGATACTTATAAAGCCGGTACTATCAAGCTTATGACTAAGCATGGAACTCAGCTTGAAATGGGTAAGATTTCCAATCTTATTACTGATATGACACTCAAGGGCGCCAATTCAGATAAGCTTGCAAGAGCTGTTAGGCACAGCATGGTCGTTATTGATGCCGAAAAGCATAGACTAAATTACAAGCAAAGTGAAATTGATAATGATATTGAAGGCCTAAAAAAGGAATATCAGCCGGATGGAGGAGCCGCCACCATTATATCCAGGGCGAAGAGTCCTGAGCGAGTTCCGAAACGGCAAGGCAGTCCCATGGTTAATATGAAGGGAAAGGATTACTATGATCCTACTCGTCCCGAGGGTGCTTTGCTTTGGAAGACCGCAGATGACGCCACTTATGAGAAGACCACCATCAATAAGCGTACCGGAGAGGTCAAAACAACGCTGGAAACCAGGACTCAAGATAGTACTAAGATGGCCGAGACAGACGATGCCTATACTCTTATGTCTGATCCGAAGAATCCAAGACAAATGGAGCGTCTTTACGCAGATTATGCTAATAAGATGAAAGCTATGGCCAATGATGCCCGTAAACAGGCTATGACCACCGGTAAGATTAAGTATGATAGCACTGCTAAAGCTACCTATCATGATGAAGTGGAAAGCCTTATGCGCAAGCTTTCTGAAGCTGAGCTTAATGCACCTAAAGAACGTATGGCTCAGGTCAGAGCATCCTCTGAAGTGGAAGCTCGTAAGCGTGCTTATAAGGAGCAGACTGGCAAGGATATGGAAAAAGGCGATGTTAGAAAGATCGGAACCAGAGCTCTTAATAAGTATCGCCAGGAAATGGGTTCTGTATCCCGTAAAGAGCGTAATATCAAGATCACAGACCAGGAATGGGCCGCTATTCAGGCCGGTGCTATTAGTGAAAGCAAGCTTGTCCGCATTCTCAATAATGCAGACATCGACGAACTTAGACAAAGAGCAATGCCTAAGCAAACAAGCACACTCAGTGTTGCACAAAAGAACAGAATCAAGGCTTTAAGCGCATCTAATTACACATTAGCTGAGATCGCAAATAAACTTGGTGTGTCAACGTCAACAGTTTCGAAGTATTTGAAGGAGTGAGTTTGAATGGAAAAGAAATGTATGTTGACAACGTTTGACAATCCTTATGATCCATTCGAACAGTTTACTCTTTGGTTTCTGTTTGATGTTGAAAAAGGTTACAACACTTGCGAACGTTTAGCAAGAGTCGCTAACATTCCTGAAGGTTTGTCAGAGAAAGAAACGGAGGTCGCAACTAATAAAGCGATCGACGACATAATCAAATATGACTTTCTCAACATTTATAAGAGGGTCTATAACACCCCTAGCGGTAAGGAAATATAATATAATATAGGGGGGGGGTCAAATATAAACACCCCCTCCCCACATCGCGCCGGTCCTCAAAAATTCCCCGGAGGAAAATTTATATTTTCGGGTTTACCTTTATATTAATTGCCAAAGGAGGCATTCATATGAACATAACATTGGACAACGGTCGCACAGAACTTTGGCAGTGGGACACCGGCCGTAAAATCGTAGTTGATGATAAGTCTGTTTCCGAAGTTCATTATTCAAAGTACAGTAGCACCCAGGCTATTACTAGAGAAGTGATTAACGGAAAGGCTGAGATCCCGAATTATCTTCTTCAGGATACACATGACGTAACTGTTTACGCATATTCTGGAAGCATAGAAAATGGGTACACAGCGGCTGAGAAAACTTTTAGTGTTGCAAAGAAGCCAAAACCGGCTAACTATGTTGAAACTAAGGAAGACCAGGCAATTCTAGCAAAATTAAAAGAAGAGATTGGTGATCTGTCCGAACTTCAAACTGAAGCAAAAGATAATCTTGTCTCCGCGATCAATGAAGCCGCCGCAAGTGGTGCAGATAAACACGAGAATATCACTAATAACTATTACGTTGAACTTGATGGAGTATATCCAAACTATACACTTTCGAGTGCAACTCCTATCCAAGATATAAAAACCGCATATGTTAATGGAAAGACACTATTTTGCCGATGCATAATTGGCAGCTACACGGCAGTGCTTCCATTATTTGTTCCAGGACCAACCAATAATCTCTGGCTTTTCAGCGGAAGTGGTGGAATCCATATTGGCGGCTTAAGTTTTTATTCACAGTATTTTACCATTGCTGTAACTTCCAATGGTGTTATGGCCGAAAATGAAGTTATTGCAACAAAAGAATATGTCGATAATAAAGAAGTTGTCGTCAAGTCTTCCACCGCCGGTAGCACCAAAAAATTCAAGATCACTGTCAATGACACTGGCGCACTTTCAGCCGTGGAGGTAACATAATCATGATCGAAGACGAATGGGCCTAGGCCCAAATTACGAATGCTATCTCATTTTTATATGGGATAGCATTTAAACGGGTTCATAAGGTTAATCCTAAGACTTTTTAGTCATGCTCAGCTGGTAGAGCTCCTTACTTCTCTTGCGGGTTACCTTTTCTCCTTTCATAATACATCCTTTCTTCCACCTTATGAGCCCCTTTAAGTGCTATCCTGTTTCAATCATTTTTAAGAAAGGAGCGGAGCACATGTTGCACATAAAAGATGACGGAACTATCAGATTGACCAGAGGTGACACAGCTCGTCTTACAATTCCGATCATAAACTCAGCAAGTAATAGCGAATACATCATGCAAAGTGGTGATATTCTCTTCTTTACTGTAAAGAAAAGCGCCAAAGACACCAATTATCTATTCCAAAAGAAGTCAACTGGCACTAATTCGATACATATAAAGCCAGACGATACTGACAATCTTTCATTTGGTAAGTACAAATACGATGTTCAGCTGACAACTGCATCTGGTGATGTCTATACGATTATAGAACCGTCGGTGTTCGAAATCATGGAGGAGATTACGTAATGAGTAAAGCCATCGTAGTCAAAGAAGGACTTCTTACTGGGAAAATCGGGTCCGAAGGAACGCTTTCAGGTTCTGTAGTTTCAGAAGGAGCTCTTAGTGGGTCATTGACAATGTCTATTGACTACGAGGATCATTCTGGACCTTATAAAGTTATATCGGAGGGGATTCTAACTGGCAAAATTGGATCTGAAGGAATGCTTTCTGGATCTATAGTTTCGGAAGGAGCTCTCAGCGGATCACTGTCAATGCCTGTTGGCTACGAGGATTATACTGGACCTTACGAAGTTACGCCAAAAGTCAAATCACAGTCTTTAAGCACGGCAGATAAACACATGGTGCACGATGTAACAATTGAACCTATTCCTTATTACGAAGTCAGCAATCAAAATGGAAAAACAATAATCATTGGGGGTAATTAGCCATGGCAGATAATCAGCATGTTAATAAAGTAGTATACGGAAATACAGTTCTTATAGATCTTACCACAGATACAGTTACCGCTGATAAGATCCTTACAAGTTATACAGCGCACGACGCAACCGGCAACGCTGTTACTGGCACTTGCGACTTTGATGTAAATTCTCAGGATGCCAATGTTAAAGTCGCTGAAATTTTGAGTGGCAAGACCGCGTATGCAAGAGGCACTAAGCTTGTCGGAACAATGCCGAATAATGGTGCCGTTTCTCTTACAATTTCATCTATTGATGATTCTGTTTCCATTGCTCAGGGTTATCACGATGGCAGTGGTAATGTTTCTATTCTTGCTACTGAGAAAGCCAAGCTTATTGCCGCTAATATTAAACAGGGAATTAGTATTCTTGGTGTGACCGGCACTCTCGAACCGTCGACTAGTGTCAAAGTTCATGCAAAGTCTGTTACTCCGAAGACATCAAGTCAGACTATTCTTCCCGGTGAAGGATACGATTATCTTTCCCAGGTGGATGTTGCTGCGATTCCTTATGTCGAGACAGATAACTCCGCAGGCGGTAAAACTGTAACAATTGCTGGAGAGGGCTGATCGTTAATGGGCGTAAGCAAAGTTGACTTTGGGAGAACGACGCTCATTGATTTAACCGAAGACTCTGTCGACGCTGCCAGTTTGCTAAGAGGCAAAACTGCGCATAACAGAGCCGGCGATAAAGTTGATGGAACTCTCGACGTCGTCTCGGTGCATGTCGGAAGCGGCATACCATCGGCGGATTTAGGATCTGAGGGCGATATCTATCTAGACATGGGGTGACATATGGCCACTATAGTAACAAAGGAGCTTAACATAACCGTTGATAATGCCAAGACTTACTGTATCGCAGATCACTTGGATTTAGCCGAGCAAACATATGCGTTCAAGAAGTATTTCAGCGGTCGCACAGATGGCTATGCAGCTCTTAATGACGCTGCCAAAGAAGCTATATTTCCATCTGCGGCTGCACGGCCATTCAAAGCTGATTCTGAAATAAGCTGTTCTAGAAGTGGCGGTACATGCATCGTGGCACTTCAGTTCGATAGCACGGATATTCATTCGGAGTCATTTACATCCGTTACTCAGCAAGTAAAGAGTAAGAGCGGAATCATCGACGCGAAGCTTACAAGCAGCACTCGGTTCACACAAATCCGTTGGCATATCTATGGAGGAAATAGTGATTCGCAACGCGTAAAGCACGCCATATTAAAGTTATATTTTAACCAGTATACTATGCAGGCAATCGGAGATGGAGTCGCGGATGCATCAGTGTCAGACGCGTCCCCGTATCAAGGCGACACTGTTATTTTTTCAGCAGTTGTTCCAAGTGGTGCGACCTGGTTTGGATGGTACTCAGATCCTGCTTGCACAATATTGGTTAGTACAGATAGAAACTATTCAGTTAGTCCAGAGTCTGATCTTACATTGTATGCCAAGGCTGTAAAAGTCGGGTCCGGTGTATATTTGAAACGTTCCGGTGCATATTCTGAGGCGTCTGCGGTGTATAAGAAACAAAACGGAGTTTGGTCCACGATTGATAAATCGTCCATTGATCAAACTAAGAAGTATAAACTCATTCAGTAAGGAAGAAAGGAGGCAGGGACAATGGCAAAAGCTAAAAGCAGTCAGTCTTCCGGAAACGTTCGCCCGATGCGGCCGGCGCTTACTCCAGAGGCCAGACAAAACCAGCTTATAGCTCTAGCGACGGATCTTGTTGAGAAAAGATTGATCGAAGGAACTGCCTCTTCTCAAGAGACAACCCATTTCCTTAAGCTGGCGACACAGGAGGCCAAGCTCAAGGTTAAGATACTGGAGAAGCAGGAAGAACTCATCTCTGCTAAGACTGAAGCTATTAAGTCTAGTCAAAGAACGGAAGAACTTTACAGAGATGCTATCGTTGCTATGCGACAGTATAGTGGCGGAGGCACTGATGAAGATTTTTAAACGATACTCTGAACTGATTACGCTCCCGACGTTTGAAGAGCGGTTCAATTACCTTAAACTGAATGGATCGGTTGGAAGAGATACATTTGGGTTTGATAGAGTATTCAATCAAATGTTTTACAGTTCGCTTGAATGGAAACAATGCAGAGATAAGGTTATTGCTAGGGATCTTGGATGCGATCTTGGGGTCCCTGGTCACGAAATCTCTGGGCAGAGAGTCATTATTCATCATATGAATCCAATGACTCTCGAGGATCTTGAGAAGAGGACTGAGATATTATTGGATCCAGAGTATTTAATTACTACTATCCATTCTACTCATAACGCAATACACTACGGTAATTCGAGTCTATTGGCTTCGGACCCCGTTGAACGAAGAAAGAACGATACATGCCCTTGGAAAAATGATCGGATGTGAAAAATTAAAATGGCATACAAAATTATACTTGACGGTAGCGTTGTGGATGCTCAAGAATCTTTAAAGTATGTTCGTTATATTTATTGGAACAATACCGAAAGATCTCTGACGCCATGCAATCGAGACGAGGCAAACGGGATTATGTCTTCTGATGAACTTAATGTGTGGCATCTTGACGGGCTCCCGGCTTTTTCAAAAGGAACATATGTAACCGTAACCGCAGTAGAAATTACCAAAGACGAATACACTAGTCTTTTAAATGAGCTTAATATAGTCTTGCCAATGACAGTCAGCGAGATGAGAAGTAAAATAGCATCACTAGAGAATGAGCTATCCGCTGCAAAAATTTTGTTGGGGGTTGAGTGATGACACTAATTGAGTTAGCTAAAAAACTTCGCCCTATTATTGAAGAAGCATCCCAGTCTCTAGATAATGAGACTGCACTTCAAGCCGTAACTTTATACCCTTCTTGGTCTGCTAATATTGAATATATCAAAGGCACTCGTGTTCGTGATGGTGGCATTCTTTATTCGGTTTTACAAAATCATACGAGCCAGACCGGTTGGGAGCCGCATAATGCCCCATCGCTGTTTGCGAAAGTTCTACCGGGTCAGGAAGGAACAACTATCGGGGAATGGCAGCAGCCGGACAGCACGAACCCTTACAAGAAGGGTGATAAGGTCAAGCACAACGGCAAGACGTGGGAGTCTGAGATCGACACGAACGTCTGGGAGCCGGGCGTTTATGGATGGAAGGAAATTCAGGAATGAATGCACTTAACATTTACTCTGAGCCATACTTGAGTTCAGACATTGTATGCACATTAGAATTGCCTACCCAATTAGTAATTTCAGAAGAGGGGTCAACGGAGGAATTCTATAAAGTCTATACTGAGTTTGGCTTGGTGGGTTTTTGCGAAAAGAGTGTCTCTGTTGGCTCTGAGCTTTCTGAAGAAGGCGCTAGAACATTTACATGAAGGAGGATTCAAAATGGAAACTAGTATTTTGGATTCTATTAAAAAACTCCTCGGAATACCATCTGAAGCTACAGAATTTGACACTGACATTCTGATTCACATCAATTCTGTATTTTCTATACTTACCCAGCTCGGCGTTGGTCCTTCAAGCGGATTCAGCATTGAAGATTCTTCCGCCGAGTGGTCCGACTTTATCGGGGACGATGCTAGACTCTCCGATGTGAAGTCATTTGTATATTTGAAAACCAGGCTTTTGTTTGACCCTCCTGCTAGTTCTGCTGCAATGGACGCCATGAATCGTATGGCGAGCGAACTGGAATGGCGCATCAACGTTTCCGTTGATCCCAAGGAGGCATGATTCATGGCAAAAGGAACACCGTTGGCGGTGAAAAGAAAATGCTGTGAAATGAAAGAAGCCGGGATGAGCAGCCATGAGATTTACGACTCATATTACAAGCATGAAGCCGAAAATCCAATGACTCGTCGTTCATTTAGGACAGTTCTTGTCAGGTGGGCTAAAAAGAACTATCCAGATGATACAACTCTTGACTGCGGAACCTATGAAGGTTTCGTTGCTCATGATGCAACTGTACAAGTAGCAGCAAATGGCGAGATTATTCAGGCATGGATTAAGCAGCATGCTGAAACACTTGATCCTGAAGAATTCTTGTCCGCTATTAAAACAGCAGTTCCAAAATATGAGTATACAAAACCTTCTTTTAAAGATTCCAAGAACATGCTCGAGATTTCGCTTTTCGATATGCATTGGGGCATTGCCTTTATGGATTATTACAAATCGGTCCTTGATGATGTCTTAGAGATAATTACCAGTCATCATTGGGATAAGATCGTGATTCCATTTGGGCAAGACTTCTTTCATAACGATAGCATTATCAATGGGCTAACAACAAGAGGAACCCGCATTGAGAAAGTGGACATGGTTCGAGCCGTGAAAGACGGCCAGCAATTCATGTACGCCATTATCGATACTGCTTTAAAAAACGCAGAAGAAGTTAAAGTTATCTACACTCCTGGCAACCATGATCAGAGTATTTCATGGATGTTTATGCAGGCTCTTTTAGCTAGATACGGCGAAACCATAGTTGATGATTCTTTAGAGTTTCGTAAGGTGATTACTTATGGGAGCAATGCTGTGATGATTACTCATGGCGATGCTAAGAAAGCAACTGCTAAAACTTTGGCCCACATTTTTCCAGTAGCATTTCCGAAAGAATTCGCGGACGCAACGATTCGTGAAGTTCATGCCGGTCATCTTCATCATGAAGGAGAAGCCGACATATATGGCGTAATGGTCAGAAGGCTGTCGTCCGGGGGGATCACTGACAAATGGTCTGACAGAGAAGATTTTATTGGGGCCCATAAGAGATTTATGCTATTTGAGTGGAGCGCCGATAAACTCAAGGCGATTCACTATGTCTAACATAAAATTTGGGGAGAGAAATCAAAATGGAAAGACTGCAACTTGTTCTAAGTATTATTAATGTCTTTTTTGCTATTGCACTAAGTGCAGTCGCGCTTCTTAAACCTTTACGAAAAAAGTTTCTTGGGATGCATACTGTTGAAGATGGTCAGAAGTGTCTTCTGAGAGCTGATATGCTTCGGTTATATTACCATCATCGTCAAGATCAGTCTGTTCGACAGTATGAATACGAAAATTTCATTTATGAATACAATGCTTATAAAGCATTAGGAGGAAACTCATTCATTGACAAAATCTACTTAGAGATTCAGGGATGGGAAGTCCTTAGCTGAAAGGAGGACTAGCTATGGAGCCTAATACCTATTCAAGCGAACTCTATCACCATGGCGTAATTGGCATGAAGTGGGGTGTTCGTAGATACCAGAATAAAGACGGCTCGCTTATTAATAAGAAGCGAATAACTTCAAACTCCGCCGAAGGCCGTAAATCAGCACCAAAGAAGAAAAATAAAACCAAGAAATCTTCTGAACCGAAAACTGCGAAGCCTAAGAAGAAGCGCCTTAGCGAAATGACAGATGCCGAGATTAATGAGCGTTTAGAAAGAATGACTCTTGAGAAAAAGTATCGCGATGCGCAGAGGGACGAAATGGCGCAAAGTCGAGGAAAAAATTTTGCAATGAACTGCCTTGAATCCATCGGTAAGAATGTCATTGTTAATCTCGGAACTCAGGCCGGAAACCACGTTGTTGGTAATGCCATCAATCGACTTGCGGGTGTCTCGTCCGATGATGCAAACAAACGCATTGTCAACCCCCAGAAGGGTCAATCTGACAAAAAGTAAGGCGGCGTAAAATGTCATTATCAAACACCGCTACTCCGATTTATTATGGCCAGTTTAGAGATGCTGTTATTAGAGGCGAGATTCCGGTTAATCGTGAGATTTCAATGGAGATGAACCGAATCGATGATCTCATTGCAAATCCAGGAATCTGGTATGATGATGAGGCTATTAATGGCTTTATTGCATTCTGCGAAAATGAACTCACATTGACAAATGGCGAAGACCTTCATTTACTTGACTCATTTAAGCTCTGGTCAGAACAGATTTTCGGTTGGTATTACTTTGTTGAACGAAGTGTTTATGTTCCGTCTCCGGATGGGCATGGCGGGCATTACGAAAAGAAACGTATTAAGAAGCGTCTGGTCAACAAGCAGTATCTGATCGTTGCTCGAGGCTCGGCTAAATCGATGTACGCATCTTGCATCCAGAACTATTTCCTAAATGTCGATACTGCAACCACACATCAGGTCACAACTGCTCCTACGATGGCGCAGGCAGAAGAGGTTATGTCCCCGATTCGAACTGCGATCACAAGGGCAAGAGGTCCGCTGTATAAGTTTTTGACCGAAGGCTCTCTTCAGAACACCACTGGGTCAAGAGCGAATCGTTGCCAATTAGCCTCGACAAAGAAAGGAATTCAGAACTTTCTTACTGGCTCAATACTTGAGGTCAGACCAATGTCGATTGACAAACTTCAAGGTCTGCGAGTTAAGATTGCCACAGTTGACGAATGGCTTTCTGGCGATGTTAGAGAAGATCCGATAGGTGCACTTGAACAGGGCGCAGCTAAGGAGCAGGGGTCAGCTGAAAATAATGATTACCTTATTGTTGCAATTAGCTCAGAAGGCACCGTCCGAAATGGAAGCGGTGACACAATCAAAATGGAGTTATCGGACATTCTTAAGGGCGAGTATTACAATCCGCATGTGTCTATTTGGTGGTATAAATTAGACGACATTGAGGAAGTTAACAACCCTGATATGTGGTTAAAGGCAAATCCAAATCTTGGTAAGACTGTTACTTATGAGACATACCAGCTCGAAGTAGAGCGTGCTGAGAAAAATCCGGCGGCAAGAAATGATATTCTTGCTAAGCGTTTTGGAATCCCGATGGAAGGTTATACTTATTACTTCACTTATGAAGAGACCCTTCCTCACCGTAAACGGGAATTCTGGAAGATGCCTTGCTCACTTGGGGCGGACCTTTCTCAGGGTGACGACTTCTGCGCCTTTACTTTCTTGTTCCCACTTTCTAATGGCAGCTTTGGTGTAAAAACTCGTAACTACATTACTGAGTTGACGCTTATGAAACTTCCAGCGGCAATGCGAACAAAGTATGATCAGTTCATGAAAGAGGGCAGTCTTGTTGTTATGCCAGGAACCGTTCTTGACATGATGGAAGTTTATGAAGATCTCGACAATCATATTTCAGAAAGAGAGTATGATGTCCGCTGTTTTGGATTCGATCCTTACAATGCTAGAGAGTTTGTCGAGCGTTGGGAGCGAGAGAACGGGCCGTTCGGAATCGAGAAAGTGATCCAGGGCGCCAAAACCGAATCGGTGCCTCTTGGTGAACTTAAGAAATTATCTGAGGAGAGAATGCTTTTGTTTGATGAAGATCTTATGACCTTCGCGATGGGCAATTGTATTACCCTTGAAGATACTAATGGCAACCGTAAGCTGCTCAAGAAGCGCTATGATCAAAAGATTGATGCTGTGGCGGCTATGATGGATGCCTATATTGCATTTAAACTCAATAGAGAAGCATTTGAATAATTAGAAGGAGATCTTGGCCCAGAATGGATTGCACTTGTGGAACTGAGATACACTCCCCAATGAAGGAGGAAAATCAAAATGGAACAATCTTTTGCATCCAGGCTTAAGCATGCCTGGAATGTTTTCCGAAGTCGAGACCCGACTGCTGAATTCGGGGGCACTGGAGTATCATATTACTATCGACCCGATCGCCCCAAATTCACTCGTGGCAATGAAAGATCGATAACTACTTCGGTTCTAAATAGAATTGCTCTAGATGTGTCTGCTATTGATATTCGTCATGTTCGTCTCGATAAGAACGGACGATTTTTAGAAGAAATCAATTCTGGTCTTAATAATTGCCTCACATTGAGTGCTAACATGGACCAAACTGGCAGAGCATTTAAGCAAGATATTGTTATGTCGATGTTGGATGAGGGCTGTGTCGCGATCGTTCCGACGGACACTACGACCGATCCGAAGGTTACTGATTCATATGACGTTGAAACCATGCGGGTTGGTAAAATTATTCAGTGGCGTCCGCGGCATGTGCAAGTACGGCTCTACAACGAGCAAACAGGAAATAAAGAGGAGATTTGGCTTCCTAAGAAAATGGTGGCCATTGTAGAAAACCCTCTTTATGCTGTTATGAATGAACCTAACTCAACCATGCAGCGTCTGGTTCATAAGCTCGGTCTTCTCGACATAACAGACGAGCAGACCGCATCTGGCAAACTTGATTTGATCATTCAGTTGCCTTATGTAATAAAGACAGACGCTCGTCGCCAGCAAGCCGAGGACCGAATAAAAGATATAGAAATGCAGTTGGCCGGGTCCAAATATGGTATTGCTTACACCGATGGAACCGAAAAGATTACTCAACTTAATCGGTCACTTGATAATAATCTCATGAAACAGGTTGAGTATCTTACAAACCAACTGTACAGTCAGCTTGGCATTACACAAACGATTCTCGATGGCACCGCTGATGAAAAAACTATGCTTAATTACTACAGCCGGACTATCGAACCAATCGTTTCTGCGATTGCCGATGAAATGAAACGTAAGTTTCTTACTAAAACCGCGCGTACTCAGAATCAGTCGATTGAGTTCTTCAGAGATCCGTTCAAACTGGTTCCGGTTAATGATATTGCTGAGATCGCAGACAAGTTCACTCGCAATGAGATTATGACGTCTAATGAAATCCGGCAAATTGTTGGAATGAAACCGTCTGATGATCCTAAGGCCGACGAATTGCGTAACAGTAATATCGCGGAAACAAAAGAAGACCCCGGCATCTATAAAGAGTACACGGAAAATTTAGAAGAAGGAGGATAAAATCAAAATGGAAAATTTCGATTTTAGCGGATGGGCCACCAAAGCAAATCTCAAATGCTCTGATGGTAGAGTTATCATGAAAGATGCTTTTAAGCACAATGATGGTCAGACTGTTCCGCTTGTCTGGAACCATCGTCATGATGACCCAAATGAGATTCTTGGCCATGCTCTTCTTGAGAACCGTGACGAAGGTGTTTATGCATATTGCACATTTAACGACACGGAATCTGGCAAGACCGGCAAACTGCTTGTTCAGCACGGTGACATTGTGTCTCTCTCTATTTATGCAAATCAGCTTAAACAGAATATGTCGAATGTTGTTCATGGCAATATTAGAGAGGTGAGTCTGGTGCTTGCAGGTGCAAACCCTGGTGCATCTATTGAATCCGTTATTAAGCACGGTGAGGAATGCGAAGAGGAAGCCAGAATTTTCACTGGCGAGAACATCACAATTTTTCATAGTGATGAAGATAATGAATCGGAGGAAAAATCTGACATGAATGAAAATAATGAATCTCTTGAGCATTCTGATGAAGAGACCATTGGAGATGTGTTTAACACGCTTACTGAGAAACAGAAGAAGGCCGTCTATGCGATGATCGGATATATCACGGATCGTGATGAAGACGAAGATGAGGATGAAGACAAAAATAAAAACGAAGAAAAAGATGAAGATGACGGCGATAAAATGAAACATTCTGAGGGAGGAAATGAAATGAAGCATAATGTTTTTGACACTGATGGCATGCAGGACGAGAAGGTCCTGACCCACTCGGATCTCGACCAGATTGTCGAGCTCTCCAAGACCCCGAGTATCGGCAGCTTTAAGCAGGCTCGTAAGATCTACGAGAATGAGAACGAGCTGCAGCATGACGCTTTCGATGCTGAGACGATGGATATGCTCCTGCCGGAGTACAAGTACATTGACCCGAAGGAGCCGAAGATTCTCTATCCCGATGACACTTGGGTGTCCAGTGTTATCAATGGCGTTCATAAGTCTCCGTACAGCCGTATTCGCACTCGTCGTGCCGATGCTCGCCAGGCAGAACTGAAGGCCATGGGCTATCAGAAGAAGGGCGATTACAAGAAGGAAATGAAGCAGATCCAGCTGCTTGGTCGTACTCATGATGCTCAGACCGTCTACATCAAGGACAAGATCAATCGTGATGACGTTCTCGACATCACCGATTTCAATATTGTTGCTTACCAGTGGAAGATCATGCGCCACACCATGGATCAGACTCTGGCTCAGGCTATCCTGATCGGCGACGGTCGTGAAGACACTGACCCCGATAAGATCAAGGAAGATCACATCCGTCCGATCTGGCACGATGACGATCTGTACTGCATCCATCAGGATGTTGATATCGCCGGCCAGAAGGCGAAGCTCCAGGGCACCGACACTGCGAAGAGCTTCGGCGACAACTATGTCTATGCTGAGGCTGTTATCGAGGCGGCTCTGTACTCCCGTGAGAAGTACAAGGGCTCTGGCAACCTGACCTTCTACTGCACGCCGCATCTGCTCAACGTGATGCTGCTTGCTCGTGATCTGAATGGTCGTCGTATTTACTCCTCGAAGGCAGACCTGGTTGCAGCTCTGAACGTCCGTGATATTCAGACCATCGAGCAGTTTGAGGGCCTGACTCGCCAGACTTCCGACGGTAACAAGAAGAAGCTCCTTGGCCTGTTTGTCAACCTGGCTGATTACCAGCTTGGCTGCGTTAAGGGCGGCGAGATCACGAAGTTCGACGACTTCGATATCGACTTCAACCAGTACAAGCTCCTTCTGGAGACTCGTGTCTCTGGTGCTCTTGTCGAGTGGTACTCTGCAATTGCTCTGGAAGAGCCCACTGCCTGAGTTTGGTCTATAACTCGAACATAAATAATTTTAGGAGGTAACATACTATGGCTACTGAAAGAATCTTCGATCATGCTGACGACAAGAATGTCGCTGCAATTGTCATCTATGGCAAGGCCACTCCCGATGGCAAGGCTTATGTCGATAAGGGCTGCACTAAGCAGTTTACGAATGATGAGCTGAAGAACGCATTCATCAAGCGTGCCGTCATTTGCATCGGTACGAACTACTTCGTTCCGGTTTCCTATGCGTATGCTAGCAAAGTCGGCTCTGTCAATTACGTGACCACGACTGGCTCCAGCACCGACATTAAGACGGTTCTGACCAATCTTGCTGCTGCTGCCGACGCGTAAGTAAAGTCTGGGTGAAAATTCAAAATGGCAAAATTTTACGGTAAAATCGGCTATGCTAGTACAGTCGAAACTAAGCCTGGCGTATATGAGGAGCAAATTGTCGAACGTTCTTATTACGGAGATTTGATCCGCAATACTCGTCGGCTTCAAAGCGCTGATAAAGTTAATGACGATATTAACATCAGCAACGAAATTAGTATTGTGGCTGATCCGTATGCCACGAACAATTTTCACACTATGCGCTATGCAGTTTTCATGGGTACGAAATGGAAGATCTCGAATGTTGAAGTTTCGTACCCTAGATTGATATTGACGTTGGGCGGTGTATACAATGGGCAGTAGACTTGAACTACAAAACGAGCTTGAAAAATTACTCGGATCGAAAAATGTGTATTTTCAACCTCCAGCGTCGATATCGATGAAGTACCCAGCAATTAGGTACTCTTTATCTGATGTCGAAAATTGGCATGCGGATGATATTCCATTTAAACAGGCGAAAGCCTACGAAGTAATACTTATTGATCGAGATCCCGACAATGAATATGTCGACAAACTATCACAGTTTAGGTACTGCAGTTTCGATCGATACTATCCTGCCGATAATCTCAATCATTATGTATTTACTCTATATTACTAAAGGAGGATTTGTTCTATGAAACTTGTTTGGGACAAAACTGGTGAACATTTTTATGAAACCGGTGTAAAGAATGGTGTCCTTTACCCCATGAGTGCAAGTGGCACCTATCCGAAGGGTGTTGCTTGGAATGGCCTTACGGCTATCACGGAGAGCCCCTCTGGCGCAGAGGCTACTGCTCTCTACGCTGATGATATCAAGTATCTTAACCTGATGTCTAATGAGGAGTTCGGCGCCACCGTTGAAGCTTATACTTACCCCGATGAATTCGCCGAGTGCGATGGTTCTGCATCGCTTACTGAAGGTGTCTACATTGGTCAGCAGGCTCGCAAGACTTTCGGCCTGTGCTATCGTACAACCCTTGGCAACGATGCTAAGGGCAACGACTACGGCTATAAGCTCCATATTATCTACGGTGCGATGGCTTCCCCGTCCGAGAAAGCGTATTCGACTATTAACGATAGTCCGGACGCGATCACGTTCTCGTGGGAGCTGAGTACCACCCCTGTCGCAGTGGCTAACTTCAAGCCGACTGCCTCTCTGACTATCGATTCTACTAAGGTCGATGCTTCGAAGCTCACCGCGCTTGAAGAAATTCTCTACGGCAAGGACGGCACTGGCGAAGATCATGCTACCGGCGCAGTTGACCCCCGTCTGCCCCTTCCGGATGAGATCGCGACTCTTATGAAGACGTCGGTCTAATATTATTTAACGTTATGGGCCTCACTTAATCGTGGGGCCCTTTTTCTAAATTTGAAAGGAGAAATTACTAATGCTTAAGGAAACTATTAAATACACGGATTACAATGGCGTTGAGAGAACTGAGGACTTCTGGTTCCATCTGTCTAAGGCAGAACTTATGGAGTGGGAGATGGGCACTACTGGTGGTCTTACCGAAATGATCAAGCGCATTGTCGACGCTCAGGATGCGCCGGCGATTATCAAGATCTTCAAGGAGCTTGTTCTCAAGGCTTACGGCCAGAAGAGCCCCGACGGCAAGCGCTTCATTAAGTCTGAGGAGCTTGCGACTGAGTTCTCCCAGACCGAGGCGTATTCTCAGCTTTTCATGGAACTGGCGACGGATGCAGATAAGGCTGCTGCATTTGTTAACGGGATTATGCCTAGCGATGTGGCAGAAAAGGCAGCTGCGGCTCCCGTCGCAATCTAACCAGCAAGGAGATTAAGAGATGCTCCAGATAACTGTTCCTGGGAGAGAACTCTTCGATGAAGAACGTGGGCAATTCCTTGTTGTCAGAGAGCAGACTTTGCAACTGGAGCATTCTCTCGTCTCTCTTTCAAAATGGGAATCAAAATGGTGCAAGTGTTTCTTTTCTAAAGAAGATAAGACACGAGATGAGACCATTGACTATATAAAGTGCATGACAATCACAAGAAATGTACCATCCGAAGTATACTTGTGTTTGACTCGAGCGAACATCGACGAGATCAACAAGTATATCGCTGCTCCTATGACCGCTACATATTTTTCAGATGAGAAGAATATTGGTCCTAGTCGAGAGCAGATAACTTCTGAATTGATATATTACTGGATGATTGCACTCAACATCCCATTCGAATGCGAAAAGTGGCATTTGAATCGTTTGCTTACTCTCATCAAGGTGTGCAGCATTAAGAATGAGCCGCCTAAGAAGAGAAGCAGACATGAAATTATGTCCAGAAATGCAGCTTTAAATGCTGCACGAAGGAAGAAACTAAACACGAAAGGGTGATAATTATGAGCAATAGCCCTCTTGTTAGCTATACTAGGATTAGTCCTTGCAGAAATCCTAGGAATCATAAAATCGATACAATTACTATTCACTGTGTAGTTGGCCAGGCTAGCGTTGAAGGTCTTGGTGCCTTGTTTGCTAATTACAATACTCAGGTATCGGCTAATTATGGAATTGGCTCTGACGGAAGAATCGGCATGTATGTTGAGGAGAAAGACCGTTCCTGGTGCTCCTCGAGCAGCTCGAATGACCATAGGGCAATTACAATTGAATGTGCTTCGGATGCATATTATCCGTATGCTATTAATGACGCCGTCTATGGGTCTCTTATCGATTTGCTTGTCGATATTTGTATTCGAAATGGGATTGAATCTCTTAAATGGAAGGCTGACAAAAGTCTCATTGGATACCCAGAAGAGCAGAACATGACCGTTCATAGATGGTTCTACAATAAGTCTTGCCCTGGTGACTACATCTATGATCGTCTCTATGACATCGCTGCGGAAGTTAATGAACGACTGGAGGATTATTATATGACTCAGGATACTTTTAATAAAATGTTTGATACTGCTATGGCCAGATATCGCGCCCAGCTTCAGGACAATGATGCTTCTAACTGGAGCAATGAGGCACGCGGCTGGGCTGTCAAGAACGGCCTTATTGCAGGCGGTTCGGACGTCGAGTTTAATGGCATGTGGGAAGATTACATGACGAGAGAGCAGCTTGTTGCGGTTCTCTATCGGTTTGCCAAACTTATGGGCAAGTAATACATTTCGGAAGTAGGGATGAACATTGATAAGGTTCAGACAAAAGGGTGACTTTTCTAATTTGAATCGATTCTTAGAGAGAGCAAAGAACGTTATTAAAATTGGCGAACTTGACAAGTATGGTCGAGAAGGCGTGGCTGCTCTTGCGTCTGCAACCCCTGTTAATTCCGGGTTGACTGCCGATTCATGGTATTACGAAGTGAAGCATCAAAATGGAAAAGCTTCAATAAATTTTTATAACTCTAATCTTAATAAAGGCGTGCCTATTGCTATTATATTGCAGTATGGGCATGGAACTGGAAATGGCGGCTGGGTTGAGGGACGAGATTACATCAATCCTGCGATTCAGCCGCTGTTTGATACGATGGCAAATAACGCATGGAAGGAGGTCACTGAATCATGAGCAAAAAAGTAGATGAAAGAGTCGTAGAGATGCGGTTCGAGAATGGGCAATTTGAGAAAGGTGTGGCACAATCCACCGAAAGTCTTAATAAGCTCAAGAAGAGTTTGAATCTCGAAGGCGCTGCAAAAGGCCTTGAGAACGTGAACTCCACTGCAAAAAATACATCTGGAATTGAAAGTTTAGCGGCCAGTCTTGAAAAAGTTGAGCATCGGTTCTCCACTATGGGGATCGTCGGCATGCGAGTAATTGAGAATTTAACCGACTCTGCTATGCGTTTTGCAAAGAAGACCGTTAGTTTTGTAACCGGTGGCATCATAAATGGCGGTAAAAGAAGAGCCATGAATCTGGAGAATGCAAACTTCCAGCTTCAGGGACTTCTTAAGAATGAAGAAGCTGTTGCAGCGGTTATGCAGAACGTTAGTGATGCTGTTGACGGAACCGCATACAGTTTGGATGCAGCCGCAAAGGTGGCTTCTCAGTTAGCAGCATCTGGCATGAAGGCCGGGGATCAGATGTTCTCGGCTCTTAGAGGTGTTGCAGGCGTCGCCGCAATGACAAACAGCTCTTATGAAGATATTGGCCGGATCTTTACTCAGGTTGCCGGCCAGGGTCGAATAATGGGCGACCAGCTTCTCCAGCTATCTGGTAGAGGTATGAATGCAGCCGCAACGTTGGCAAGTTATTTGACAAAGATTGGCGACGGTACTAAATATACAGAAGCCCAAATTCGAGACATGGTGTCAAAGGGCAAAATTTCATTTGATACTTTTGCAGCTGCTATGGACGATGCTTTCGGCGAGCATGCAAAAGCTGCTAATAGCACATTTGAAGGCGCACTCTCTAACATCAAGTCAGCTCTTGGCCGAATTGGTGCGGACTTTATCAAACCACTTATAGCTCAAAACGGCCCATTTGTTAATCTCTTCAACGCCATTCGAAAGAAAGTTAACCAGATCCATGAAATAACTAAACCGATCGCGGAGTGGGCAACCAAGACCATTGGTAATATGGTTAATAAGTTGGCCGGGTTTTTAGAGAAGTTAGATATTAAGAACCCATTTGCGAAAGTTAATGGCGGAGATGTCGCTAAGACAACAAAGGCTTTTAATTCCGCTGCAGATGCAGTTGGCAATGCTGCGCAGAGCTTGGAACATTTCCAAGATATCGCGGTCAGAGTTATTCGCGGTGAGTTTGGCAATGGCGCCGAAAGAGTAAAAGCTTTAGCAAATGCTGGTGAGGATTACGCTAAAGTTCAGACGCTCGTTAATAAAGTTTGGCTTCGTAATGGCAAGAACTGGTCCGACTGTACTGTAAAAGCCGAGGAACTTGAAGAAGTTATCGGAAGTCTGTCGGATACAGAACTCAAAAGCTTAGGGTATACTGAAGAGCAGTCAGAATCTCTTAAAAATCTTGCTCAACAGGCTAAGGACACCGGGAAACCGATTAGTGAGTTGATCAATAATCTTCAGACTCCTACTAAGAAAGACCTTTTTCTGGATGCTATTCAAAATGGTTTAAAGGGGCTTTCAAAGGTTCTTAAAACCGTTAAAACCGCATGGAATAGTGTCTTTTCTCCTAAGAGTTTATCAGATGGTGTTTACAAAGCGGTAGAGAATTTGCACGCTCTTTCTGAAAAGTTTGTTATGACCGATGAAACGGCAGACAAGCTTCGAAGAACATTTAGTGGACTTTTCTCAGCATTAAGTGTTGTTAAGAATTTTGTTGGCGGAACCGTGGCAGTCGCTCTTAGAGTTGTGTCAAAACTGTTGTCTTCATTGCACATTGGTCTCCTTGATGTGACCGCCGCCGTTGGTGATGCAATTACAAAATTTAAAGAGTGGCTTAATTCCAATAACATATTTGTTAGAACATTCAGTGCAATTGCTACTAATGCTCAGAAGGCCGCTTTGGCAATTCGAGATTGGATCAAAGCCTTTATAGAATTACCGGTTGTTCAGAAAACTGTGACGTCGGTAAAGACTGCCATAGTTAATGCATTTAATGCAACTAAAGAAGCCTTTTCCGATGGTAGAAAGCGGATCGCAGATTTCATCGATAATTGGAAAGATCTTGATAAAATTACCCTTGACAATCTCAAGGCTATGCTTATCGATTTTAAGAAGAATGTTTTAGACGAGTTCTTTAAAGTTAATTTTAACTTCAGCTTCAAAGGTATAACCAATAAAGTTAAAGGCTTAAAGACGTCTATGAAGACCGAACTTAGGTCTGCAACTAGTATCCTTGATGGGTTTAAGACGTCGCTCTTTAATCTCGCTGAAGAAGTTCGATCCAAAGTTCGAATTGGCGACATTTTTGGTTACGGTATGGCAGCCTTGATGGTTAAGTCCGTGATGGACATTGGAAAGTCTCTTGAAATGCTGGAAGGTCCTCTTGCTGGTGTCACCAGTGTAGTTAAAGGGCTTGCCGGAATTGAGAAATCCATCTCTAAATACATCGATGCTAAGACGTTCATAGATAGATCTAAAGCTATTAATGTTCTGGCTACTGCTATTGTTAAGCTTGCAATTGCTGTCGCACTTCTTGTTGCGAGCATGTATGTCATCAATGACATAAATCAAAATGGAGAACTTTCGACACCACTTCTTACACTTATCGGATTGATGGGCATGCTTGCGCTTCTTGCATATGCAGTCAGCAAAGTTAATTTTTCCGGCATAGCCAAGATTTCCGGAATAATGTTTTCTATTGGAGGAGCTATTGCTTTACTGGCTCTTGCACTTAAGACAATGGACGGGCTGAGTTCTGACGATAAGACATACAAAAATGCCGTAGTGTTAATTGCACTAATTGGAGTTCTTGGTGCTGTGGCTGTAGCGCTTGGGGAACGAGTGCCTCAACTTTCAAAAGGTAGTATAGCTATTATCGCTTTTGCGGCAGCTGTTTATATACTCGCTAAAGCGCTTAAAAGCATTAGCAAAATTGATAAAGATAGTCTGAATCAATCTTTTGCAACTCTTGTTGGCCTGATCTTAGCACTTAGTATAGCAGCACAGGGTCTTAAGGGCCTTTCATTTTCTGGTGGAGTTGGCCTTATTGCTATGGTCATCGCTTTAAAATTGTTAATGAGCACTCTTGACGATCTATGCAATTTTGATGGAAATAAGATAGCAGAAAATCTTCTTACTATTATCGGCATACTTGGGATCCTGGCTGCATTAATGGCAATCACAAATCTTGCCGGAACAAATGCAGCTACTGGTGGAATTGGTATGCTGGCTTTGGCGGCAGCAATGTACACTATGGTTAAAGCTGTCAAAGCAATGGCTGAAATATCCCAAGATGATCTCAAGCGGATAACGCCGATTCTTATCTCTCTTCTTGGCATTTTTGGGGTACTGATTGCCGTTTCGAATCTTGCAGGACAATTTGCACATCGAGCTGGAATGATGCTGTTGATGGCCGCAGGTTCTTTGTTAATTCTTACTGGTGTTATTGTCGTTCTTAAGAACATGAGCCCTGATGGTCTTTGGAAAGCAGTGGGCGTTATTGCAGTTCTTGAGGCTATGTTCGCCGGGTTGATTGCAGTTACACATCTCGCCAAGGATTGTAAGTCGACACTGGTGCTTTTAACCGTTACGATCGCGATGATGACTGTCGCATTGATGACGTTGGCGCATCTCGATCCTGCATCTCTTGATGCCGCAAAGAGCGCACTGGCATCGGTTATCGCGACGTTCGCATTGCTTGTCGCCGCTACCGGGATGTTTAAGGGCGAAGATCTTGCGAAAAAGTTTGGCGGATTAATGAGCCTTGTTCTTGTAACTGGACTTCTTGCCGCTATTATTGTCGGCATGGCTAAACTTTCCCCGGATCAGGCATTGCCATGTGCACAAGCACTTGCTACATTACTTACCGCATTAGCTGCTTCTTTATTTATTCTCAGCATTGCTGGGAAAGATGCTGATGAAGCAATGGCAGCCGCGTATAAGATGACTGGTGTAGTGCTGATTCTTGGGGCAATTCTTACTGCAATGTCTGCGCTTAACGCCTTGAATGCTGTTGAGAATGCTAAGGGGCTATCGCTTTTACTGCTTGCACTCTCTACGAGTATGGTCATACTTTCTACTTTCGGTGGCGACGTTAGTGGCAAAGCGATTATTGCTGCCTATGCAATGTCCGGTGTTCTCGCGATCCTCGGACTTGTTTTAGCTGAAATGACAGCACTTAATGTCTCGAATGCTATCGAGAATGCTGCGGCGCTGTCAATTCTTGTTGTGTCGCTGTCTGCTGCTTGTGTGCTTCTTGCATTTGTTGGATCGCTCGGAGCGGCAGCAATAATTGGTGTTGGATCATTGGCAGCCTTAATTGTAGCCATTGGCGGTATTATGTATGGCATTGGTGCACTTGCCCAGTACCAGCCTAGTATGGACGAATTCCTAGATCACGGCATAGTTACTCTTGGTAAGATCGGCGAAGGGCTTGGTAATTTTGTTGGAAGCTTCATTAAAATGTTTGCTGAAACTGCCGCTTCGGCTCTGCCGTCGATTGCCACTAGCCTGTCAATGTTTATGGTTAATCTTATGCCATTCGTGACAGCTGGTAAGATGATTGGAAGCGACACATCTCTTCTTGACGGCATTGTAGCAATCACCAAGGCGGTTCTTCTTCTTACCGCGGCCGACTTCTTAAGCGGGCTCGCTAGTCTCATTGGATTAGGGACCTCGTTTACGGGGCTTTCTGAGAAATTCAAAGCTATCGGAGAAGCCATGACGGCGTTCAGTAACGCCACTACGGATGTAAACTCCGAACAAATTAAGGCATCTGCTGAGGCAGCTGCTTCTTTAACCGAGGTTCTTAAATCGCTTCCTAAAGAAGGCGGTTGGTGGCAAACCGTATTTGGCGGGCAAGATCTTGGACAGTTCAGCACCCAATTGGAGGGCTTTGGAACGGCGCTTTTCAACTATGGAAACTCCGTTGCAGACCTCAAAGTCGACGCTATTAACAATTCTGTTCCGGCAGCGAATAGTCTTGTCGAGGTTCTTAAATCGCTCCCCAATAGTGGTGGAACACTTCAGAAGTTTTTAGGTAACAAGGACATGACGTCTTTCTCCAATGATATTAGCGGTTTTGGAACTGCCCTTTTCAACTATGGAGAATCAGTTACAGACCTAAAAGTCGACGCTATTAAAAACTCTGTGCCGGCTGCGGAGGCTCTCGCAGATTTCGTGAAGGCACTTCCAAGCAGTGGCGGCGCATGGCAGAAGGTTTTCGGCAACAAGAATGCGAGCGATTTTAGTAATCAGCTGAAAGCTCTTGGCACTAGTATGAAGAACCTTTCAAACACACTCAGCGAGGTTGAATTTTCATATTATGATTCAGCAGCCACTGCATTAAACTCCATTACCGAAGCGGTTGCAAATTTCAATGTTGGCAGCCTTAATTCTATAGTAACTTCTATTGGTGGTCTCGGGACTCAGGCATCGACTACATTCACTACTAATGTTGAAAATTCGACAATCAAAAACGCATTTGATGCACCGCTTAATAAGGCTGTGTCTTCGGCTAGAAGTGGTATGTCGAAATTTTACGATGCTGGTAGATACCTTGTAGCCGGGTTTGCGAACGGCATACGAGACAATATTTATCTGGCTCAACGAGCTGCTATAGCGTTGGCCGACAATACGGAAAGTGCTGCAAGATCAAGACTTCATATAAATTCTCCTTCTAAAGTCTTTAGAAAGATTGGTGCTGGAGTTCCCGAAGGCTTCGCTCAGGGCATAGAACGCTTTAGCTATCTTGGAGCCAGGGCAGTCGAGAGCATGAGTAATGATGTTATCGACTCTGCAAGCAAAGTATTGTCCAATGTTACAGCTGCTTTGACCGATGATGTCAACACTCAGCCGACGATTAGGCCGATTGTTGATCTGAGTAATGTCGAGAGAAGCTCCGATGCGATTAACAGCATGCTTGCTATGGACCCGACAGTTAGCGCATTCTCAAATGTTCACTCGATTAGCGCGATGATGAACCGTAATCAAAATGGAGTTAATGATGATGTTGTTTCGGCCATTAAGGACCTTGGAAAGACCATCGGAAAAGCGTCTGGTGACACCTACCAGATCAATGGTATAACCTATGACAGTGGATCTGAAGTGTCTGATGCAATTCAGACACTTATTCGCGCATCTATTATAGAGGGGAGGAGATAAGTATGGCTTATTTTGTCACAATCGATAGAATCGAGGCAGAAAGCGGCAGCACGCGAAACCTTTTTGCAACATGGTCCAATGAGGCTTTTGACCACTTAGACCATTACAAAGTCAGATGGTGGTATTCGACCGGAGACGATAATGGTTTTGTCGGAAGTGAAGAAAAAGCTACGTGGAAGTATGCAAGATGGTCAGCTCCCGATAATGCCACAAAAGTAACACTTCAAGTCATACCTGTCTCTGCCACCTATACGGCAAATGATACAGAGGTTAGTTACTGGTGGGGTGAATGGGCTCAAAAGAGCATTTATTTTGGGGCCGATATTCCGCCAGAAACTCCTCCAACGCCTTCGGTTTTGGTGAAGGACTATAAATTGACTGCCAGTCTCGATAACCTAAATCCAATTGAGTATGAAGGTAGGACCAACTGGATATATTTCGAAGTCGTTCGAAACGACCAGTACGTTGTGGTTTCTGAAGGAAAGGCCAAGATTATAACCGGTCATGCTCAATTTTCTTGCGACATTGGCGCTGGCGGCGAGTATAAGGTCAGAGCAAAGGCTGTTCGAACGCATAAATCCAAAACAATAGTTAAATCATATACCGGAAAGCCGTCTAGTGGCACAACATCTGGAAGCGGGTTTGATACTGCAAAGGATATAATGCAGAACATGACGTTTACTACTGTAGAAACTGACGTTATTGATGACAATGGCGTCAGCGGGTGGTCAGACTATTCTTCAAACGTTCACACAAAACCGGAATCTTCGGACGGCCTGCTCATCACAACGTGTCGGGCTCAAACAACGACATCCGTATATTTGGCATGGTCAAAGATCACTGGCGCCACTACGTATGATATCGAGTATGCAACTAAAAAAGAACATCTTGGATCTTCTGATGCGTCATCTACTGTAAGCGGGATTGAGTTTACTTATTATGAAAAGACTGGGCTTACAACGGGGGCCGAATACTTTTTCCGCTTGCGGGCAACAAATGATGCCGGAAGCTCCGATTGGTCTCCTATTGTTTCGGTTGTTCTTGGCAAAACTCCTTCGGCTCCAACGACATGGTCGTCTTCTACCACATGCATGGTCGGCGATAATTTAATCCTTAGTTGGCTTCACAACGCAGAGGATGGGTCGACTCAAACATATGCGCAAATCGAGATGTATGTCAACGGTGTAAAAGAAACGCACACTATTGACAGCACCACAGAGGCAGATGATAAGAAGACGATGTCTTATACTGTAGACACATCTTCTTATACCGAAGGAAGTAAAATTCAGTGGAGAGTCCGTACTGCAGGCGTCACAAAAGACTATGGCGATTGGTCCGTTCAGAGAACGGTCGACATCTACGCTGCTCCATCGTTGAATCTTGCAGTCACCGATTCGACCGGAAGCACAGTTCAAACTCTTACCTCCTTCCCGATCCATATTTCGGCTGCAGCTGGTCCGGCTACTCAATCGCCCGTTGGATATTACCTAACAGTTATCGCAAATCAGGCGTACACGGCGACAGATTCGATCGGAAACCATAAGAACGTCGGGTCTGGAGATGAGGTATACTCTAAGTACTTCGACACGTCGGCCAATCCTTTGTCAGTTACGTTATCGGCAGGAGATATCTCTCTTCAAAATGGAATATCTTATACGATCATCTGCACAGTTTCGATGGATTCCGGTCTTAATGCGTCGAGCACGTTTTCCTTTACGGTCGGCTGGACCGCAACCTCCTATACGCCTAATGCTGAACTCGGAATCGATTATGACTCGGTGTCTGCAATTATTCGTCCGTATTGTAAGGACAACACTGGTGCACTTGTGCAGAATATTACTTTGGCTGTTTACAGAAGAGAGATCGATGGGTCGTTTACCGAAATTATGTCGAATCTTAATAATGCTGAAGGCACATTTATAACTGATCCACACCCAGCACTTAATTATGCACGGTACCGAGTAGTAGCAACCGATGCTACAACCGGTGTCATCTCATATTCTGACTTGCCGCTGTTTCCAGTCAATGAAAGGGCTTGCATTATTCAGTGGAACGAGGAATGGCGGTCTTTCAATTCTGTGAACTCTGATCGTTATGTTGAGCCGGTTTGGTCTGGATCATTCTTACGTCTACCATATAATATTGATGTAAGCAATTCTTATGCTGTTGATAGCTCGCTTGTCGAGTACATCGGCCGTAAGCATCCGATCAGTTACTACGGAACCCAGCTCGGTGAAGGAGAGACATGGAATGTTGTGATTCCAAAATCCGATATTGAAACACTGTATGCACTTCGTAGGTTAGCAGTATGGACAGGAGATGCTTATGTTCGTGAGCCGTCTGGGAGCGGATACTGGGCAAACGTTGGTGTCGCATTTAGTCAGAAGCACCGAGACATGACAATCCCAGTTACACTTACAATTAAGAGAGTCTCAGGAGGTATCTGATATGCCCGATTGGACCGCATCAATGCAGCAAACATTCGAGTACTATATTGTCGATCCTAAAAGTTGGAGAGACATAAAAAGGCTCGAGAATGTCAAATCCTGTACGATTAGCAGGGATTCCGACGCAGATACGCTCGGTTCTGCCACTTTCGAGTTGTCCGAAGTTATTGGCGAATGCTATGTCCGAGTTTATCTCATAACAATTCAGAATGGAGTTAAAGAACGTTTCCCTCTAGGAACATATTTGCTTCAGACGCCCGAGTCTTCTTTTGACGGTAAACGGAATAGCATGTCAGTTGATGCTTACACGCCGTTGCTAGAGCTCAAAGAAAGCATGCCGCCCGTCGGGTACTATATTCCAAAAGGGCAGAATGCAATGAATTATGTTTATAATTTGACTCGCGAGCATGCCAGAGCACCAGTAGTTAAAACAGAGTCGTCGACGACATTATTCTATAATTTTGTAGCAGACACGTCAGATACCTGGCTTACATTCTTAACTGATTTGGCCTCATATTCCAAGCATAAATTTGATCTTGATGAAATGGGGCGTGTATTATTTGCGCCCCATCAAGATTTGGCATCTCTTCAGCCCATATGGGAATATAGTGATGGAAATAGTTCGATTCTATATCCGGATCTGACATACAAACATGACATGTATGGTGTCCCGAATGCAATTGAGGTCGTGTATTCTGATGGTGACAACCATTATTACGCTAAGATCATTAACGACGATCCAAACAGCCCGATTTCTACTGTAAATCGAGGGCGAGAGATCATGGAGAGAGAAAGCAATCCTAGTTTGGTTGGAGATCCTACAGATAATAAAATTAAAGCGTATGCTGAACAAAAGCTGCGGGATCTTTCGAGTCTTCAGTATACTATATCATATACTCATGGCTATTGCCCAGTACGAGTTGGCGACTGTGTGCGCTTTAATTACTCTCGCCCTGGCCTTAATGGAATTAAAGCTAAGGTCATAAGCCAAACAATCAAATGCCAGCCGGGCGTTCCAGTTAGCGAGAAAGCAGTATTTACTACTAAATTATGGGAGGGGTGATAGTTCATGCCTTTATCTAGTGAGTTAGTATCTCAGTTTGCAAAACTTGTAAGCAATAAGCCAAAAGAAGAAAAAGAGTCTACTGCCTATGGCACAACCGTTATTCAAAATGGAAATAAATACGTAAAGCTGGATGGCTCTGAATTACTCACCCCAGCCTCTTTCACAACTAATATTGCCGATGGCGAGCGTGTTACTGTACTGATAAAGAATCACATGGCGATTGTCACCGGCAATATTACATCCCCTGCTGCTAGAACAAGCGAAGTGGAAGAAGTTGGAGGTAAGGCAGACGCTGCAGAAGCAGCTGTAAAAGAGCTTGTTGCTGATAATATTAAAGTTAATCAGAAACTCGAAGCTCAAGAAGGAACTATAAAGAATCTTACCTCCGATAATGTCACGATAAAAAATAAACTAGATGCTCAGGAGGCTTCGATTGGCAATCTAGAAGCAGAAAACGTAATTATAACCGGAAAGCTCAAGGCCGCAGAAGGTAATATTAGCAACCTCCAAGCTGATAACGTTACAATAAATGAATCATTAACTGCAGCGAAGGCCAGTATTAAAGACCTTGATGCCAAGAAGTTGTCAGCAGACCAAGCAGACATAAAATATGCAAATATTGATTTTACTAATATTGGCAAAGCGGCAATTGAGAATTTCTATGCAACGTCTGGTATTATCAAAGATCTTGTTATTGGCGATACAAGTGTTACTGGTAAATTAGTAGGTGTTACAATTACTGGCGATCTCATCGAAGGCGGAACAGTTAAAGCTGATAAACTAGTTATTCTTGGTGAAGACGGACTTTACTATAAGCTAAACGTTAATGCTCTCGGAGAAACGACAGCTGCTTCAGACCCAAAGTATCAAAATGGATTAGATGGATCTGTTATTGTTGCAAAATCTATCACGGCAGAGAAGGTCAATGTTAATGATCTTGTCGCTTTTGATGCCACGATTGGCGGATTCAACATTTCAGATAGTTCTATATATTCTGGTGCCAAAGAATCTGTGACTAATGGAACAAGAGGAATATATCTTGACAAAAATGGCCAGATTTCATTTGGCGATGCAGATAACTTTATTAGGTACTATAAAGCTACTGACGGAACATACAAGCTTGAGATATCCGCGGCTAATATTTCCATAAAAAGTGGTGGCGAAGGCTCGAATCTTAATGATGAAATTAGTGGAATCAAGAACGACGTTAATTCTTTAAGAGATGAGATCACAACGTTGCTTCGAATCGAGTCTTCTAGAGGCACTGTTTTTAAAAACGATTCGGTTTCCACGGTCCTTTCGGTTGTTATATACCATGGAACTCAGCGCATTACCGATAGTTCGAGCATGAAAGCTGTTTTTGGCAGTACAGCATATCTGCAATGGAAATGGCAAAAATTAAATGAGGATTCCTTCGGTGCTATATCTTTGTCAGATAACAGGCTTGGCGATAATGGATTTACATTTACTCTATCTCCAGGCGATGTAAACACCAAGGTTACATTTATGTGCGAATTGATAGTTTGAGACATATGAAAGGAATTCAAAATGGCAATTAAATCTGCTGATCAGATTACGATCGTTGATGTAACTGATGCTTACTCAGTTATGCTTACTAGTGAAGCATATACATTTGTTGGCGGTACATCTGGTGCTGACGCTGGCCTGACTTGCGAAACTGAGGCTGTAGCTTTTCTCGGAGCTAATCCATGCCCGACCGTCTCAGTTGATGTGAATGATATTATTTGTCCAGATGGAATCAGTGCGTCCGTATCCAATAGCGGAACCGCAAAAGTTAAAATTACTTTTACAATTACAGCAACAATATCTGAAGCGCGCGAGGCAACAATTCCAGTTGTTGTCGACGGTATTACAGTCAATAAAAAATTTAGCTTTGCGGTTGCAAAAGCCGGACAGAAAGGCAGCGACGGAACATCTGTTACCGTAAAATCTGCATCTGTAACGTATCAGGTTGGCACTTCCGGAACAGCTAAACCGACAGGAACTTGGGGCACTTCTGTTCCCACTGTCGAGAATGGCCAATATCTTTGGACAAAAACTACAGTTGAATATTCGGATGGAAAATCTACCGAAGCATATAGTGTTTCTTACAAAGGCACAAATGGCTCTAATGGAACATCTGTATCTATTGTGAGCACAGCTGTGGAATACCAGGTTGGCGATAGCGGCACAGTTACTCCTACTGGTTCTTGGGCATCGAATGTCCCTTCTGTTCCAGAAGGCAAATTCTTGTGGACTAGAACCATTGTTAAATATTCTAATGACAGTTCCACTATTTCCTTTAGTGTTTCATATAAAGGTACCAATGGAACGGATGGAACAGACGGTCAGGACGCTATTACTTTGACCATAACATCTTCAAACGGTACAATATTTAAGGACAATTCTGGTTCTACAATTCTTACAGCGCATGTGTGGAAGGGCAGTATTGAGCAGACAATTACTGATGCAGGGGCGTGCGGTTCTCTTGGTGTTATCAAGTGGTACAAGGGATCGAATACCACGGCCGTGGCAACTTCTAAAACATATGAGGTTAAAGCGAGTACTGTTCTTAACTCGGAAGTATACACTTGTCAACTTGAGTAATTAGAAAGGAGGCTTTGCTGATGAGTATTAAAGCTAGAGCAAATGTCACCATATCTAGAATCATTGACGTCGAGGCAGAAATCAGGTATTATTTATCACAATCTTCGGATTTGCCAATTCCAGAAAAGCCGACCACTTATCCTCCGCCATCTACTTGGGCGTCGACTGAACCGGATTATTCTAATGGTGATTCCGATACTCTATATTTTGTTATATGTACCGTGTATACAAATGGGGTATTTAAATATTCAGATGTATCTAAGTCTAGCACATATGAAGGAATCCGGAGAACAGAGACGCGGATAGATCAGACCCAGAGTAGCATTACTTTTTTGATTTCTGAAGAGATCGAAAAAGTTCGTACAGATTATAAAGCTGATACCGAAAAAACTCTCGAAAATTATGTTACCGAGGGCGATTATGTTAAGAACAAAGCAGAAACAGATAGTAAAATGTCTGGTATTGAGGATGATCTTTCTCATAAAGCGAGTAAAGATGATCTTAATGGGTATGCTACAGCGGAGCAGTACAATGAAATACGTAAGTACATACGGTTTACTCTTAATGGAATTGAAATAGGTTCCAGTAATAATCCTTTAACATTGACTCTTGACAATGAAGCCATTAAATTTGAAAACAATGGAATAGTTATAGGAAGATGGGACGGAACAAGTTTTTATACTGGCGATATAGTTGTGGAAGTTAACCAGCGAGCTCAGTTTGGTAACTTTGCGTTTGTTCCTAGGACAGACAAATCGCTTATGTTCCTTAAAGTTCATGATTAATTTTCATACGATTGGAGGACCAGTTTATGATATCAGAAACATCTGAAGCCTTTAGCACATCAAATCAATTTATTAAATACAGATTTACCGTAACAGAAAACTCCTATAGTGTGGAAAATAATTCATCGAATGTTACTGTAACCGTTAACTTTTATAGAACAAATACAGGGCATACAACTTATGGCACTGGAACTGTTTATTGCTTTATATACAATACCACATATTCGCAATACGTTGGCCCAGATGATAAAATAACGTACGATGGAATTGATCTATTTACAAGAACTGTAGACATACCGCATAATGATGACGGAACAAGAAATTTAAATGTTGCTGCATATATTAGCCATGAGCGAGTCACATCTGAAAGCCATGATTTTTATGTTGATCTAACAACTATTCCAAGAGCTTCAGAATTGACTTGTCCAACGACTTGGAACCTTGGAGATAAGCTTTCATTCACGATTGATAGAAAATCGAGCTCATTTAGAGACACTCTGTCATACTATTGCTCGTATACTGAAGACGGGGTCCAAAAAGCATATTCTGAAGATATTCTCACTAAAAGCTCGGCCACTAGCGCAAAATTTACACCGCCATTGGACTGGGCAAGACATTCTCCAAATGTGATCCGAGGGATGGCTTCTTTTACACTCTCAACATATAATGGTTCAGGAACGAAAATTGGATCAACGACGAAGAATAGTTGGTTCACGATACCAAAAACTGTTATCCCAAGTTGCTCGATATCTATATCAGATACTTCATCAATCTCAGTACCTAGCGGTAAAAAAAGTTGCCTTGAATATTTTGGAAAATATGTTTCTGGTGTATCTACAATTCACGCGGAAATAACCGCAAATGGAGCATATGGATCAACAATACAATCATATTCTGGGAGCTATCCAGGGGGCTCATTCTCAGCCCAATCATTTGATATTCCAACAAGCGGACTATCTGGCGCATGCCAAATTGATGCGACAGTTCGAGATAGCCGAAATAGAAAAAATTCCGCATCTGCATCCGCCAGTATCGCAGCATATTCGCCTCCAAAAGTCACAACGCTTTCCGTTCGTAGGTGTAAGTCAAAGACGGATAGCACAGAAGACGAACAGGGCAATTACACTCAGGTCACTTACGGATATGAAATTGTTAATGTCGCTGGAACAAACAAGAATGCAAAAAGCATAGTGCTTAAGTACAAAACGACTTCAGGATCAGAATCTGAATGGATAACCCAAAATCTCACTGCAACTGGCTATTCTGGAACCGGATCTATTATTCTTGAAACTTTGGCTGACAATTCTTATGTGTTTTCATTTACCGTTAGTGATTCAATTTCGTCGTCTTCAAAATCGACATCAGTTTCAACAGGCTATTGTATTTATCATGTTCCGGCATCTGGAAAAGGAATTACCTTCGGTGGCATTGCTGAGGGTGATGGATTTAATGTCAAAATGCCGGCGACTTTTTCATCGACAATAAATGCTAGTGGGAATTTTGTTGGCCAATATGTAACTGGGACATGGCTTCAAACAGTATCGGCGACCGATCTTAATAGAAAACCAGAGAAAATTGCAGTTATTGACGAATCTGGATGGATTTATTCAAGGGCATTAAGTTCTCTTATTTTAGAGGCTGTGTATCCTGTCGGAAGTATCTATATAAGCGTCAACAGCACGTCGCCTCAGACATTATTCGGTGGAACATGGAAAGCCATCAAAGGGAAGTTTCTGCTCGGGCAATCTAGTGCACATACAGCCGGTAGCACCGGAGGCGAGGAAAATCATACTTTGACAGTGGGCGAAATGCCAAAGCATACACATTCTATGTACTCTGGCAATTCCGGTGGACCAGAGCAATGGGAGCCAGATGTAGGCTCATACTTGGTGGATAGTGTTACCCAAAACAAAACTACTTGGTGGGCGCAATTAGGTATGAATTATGCTGGTGGCGGAGCCTCGCATAATAACATGCCTCCGTACCTCGCGGTATATATGTGGGAACGTACGGGTTAAAAACATATTTTAGAAAGGAAAGATAATTATGAACATTAACTGGAAAGTGCGTATTAAGAACAAATCTTTTTGGCTGGCTCTTATTCCGGCCTTGCTTCTGCTTGTGCAGGTGATTGCAGCCCCGTTTGGCTACAATTGGGACTTTGCAGGCCTTGGCGCGCAGCTTACGGCAATCATTAACGCCGTTTTTGCAGTGCTTGCTATTCTTGGTGTTGTTAATGACCCGACTACGTCTGGCATGACTGATAGCAAGCAAGCTATGACCTACGAAGCGCCCAAGAAAGACAAGTAAACTATATTTAAGAGGGTTCGCGATTCAAGCAAGCCCTCTTCTTTTTTTCTATTTCGCGTAAAAAACATAGTATATTATGAAAAGAAATCACTTGAAAAATTTTACATACAAAGGAGAATTATTATGTGCATTACTACTGATGGTTTGGTAGTTACGTACGAAGAGTTTCTTGATCTTGTAATTAACGGCAAGTAAATTCTTTAAAGGAGGAGTCCTAACAAGGGCTCTTTCTTTTTCGCAATAAAAACATATGGTATTATGAAACACGAAAGGAGAGTATTACTATGAACAAAATTGTCAAAGGTGGTATTATTGGACTTGGTGCTTTGGCTGTAATGGAGACAGTCTTTGCAATGGGAAAAGGATGCGCACTCGGCGTCACTAAGTACGTTGAGAGTAATTCCGATATGGATTGCAAAGAATTTGTCGACACGATTGGCAGTTGCAAGCGCCCGAGCGCAAAATTCATCGCTTTTACGGCAAAAGCCACTTAGTATGACCTGTCTAAACGTGATGAAAAGGAGGAGTCCTAACAAGGGCTCTTTCTTTTTTGTACGCGAAGAAAACACCCGCTTTTATGCAAAACTATTAAAGGAGGATTTTATTATGACTTGGAAACAGATTGAGACTAGCCGTGAAATCAGACTTTGGGTTGGACAGATTATTGTCCCCACAATCACACTTGCGGGGATGGCCATGTCCATTCCGGAAGTTCGAGAAGCGGTTGGCTCTAAGGCGAGGAAAATGAAAGAGACTATTAACAGTAAGCTTCATAAAGGTTGAGCCGCATAGGCTCTTCCTTTTATTTTTTGAAAGGGGATTTATTATGTATTGGTGGATTGCTTGGATTGCTGTTTCTTTTGTGATTGGTGTACTTATCTCGGTTTTATTTATTGAACTCAGATCCGGGTATGGGATTCTGAAAATTGATCACTCTGACCCGGAAAAAGATATATATAGAATCGTGATTACAACCGATCTTGACAAACTACCGAGAAAAAAGAGAGTGGTTTTGAAGATTGAAGATAATGCTGATCTTTCGTGATATTTACAGGCTCTATTATGGAACGTATTTGTTCACATCATTAAGGAGGAATTTATAATGAGAATCGAAACCATGTTGCATGATGGGATTGAGGACGGGTTTAACGAACTGAAAAAGATTCAGGTTGGGACCGAGGAGTATAAATCCACCGTAGATGGGCTGACAAAGCTTTTGGACAGAGCTATCGAGATCGATAAGATCGACGCTGAAACTCAGACCAATGCTGACAATCGCGAGATTGAGACGAACATTGAACTGAAGAAGATTGCGGCCGATCGTAAAGATCGAGTTATTAAGAATTGTCTTACTGCTGCCAGTATCGTCTGCACGGCGGGTATTACTGTTTGGGGATCTCTTAAGTCTTGGAAATTCGAGGAAACCGGAGTTGTCACATCTGGACCGGGACGAGAATTCATGAGAAGAATCTTTCATTCGATGAAGTAAACGTATATGGTCAATTATAGGAGATTATTTAAACATGGTCTCCTATTTTTTTCGCGACAATAACACTCTGTATTATGGAACCAAATTAGTGTATTAAAAGGAGGCTAATATTATGATGGTACTTGGTTTCATTGTCGTAATTTTGGGTTGTATTATGATCGCAAAAGGTTCATCTAATAGAGACTCTTAAATGAGTCTCTTATTTTTCGCGTTAGAAACAATGTGTATTATGACACATATTAAAAATGGAGGTAAATAATATGATGACATTTACACTGCTGGTTGCTGTCGCAATTTTGGTTGCTGTGGCTGCGGTGCTTACAATTCTTATTGGAGGCACATCGGTCATTGTGGTCTATGGCGACATCATTTTGTGCGCGGTATTTATCATCCTTATTATTAAAGCTTGCTTTTTTAATAAGAAGAAATGAAAGGTTGAGCCTTAACTGGCTCTTCCTTTTTTGTTTGCGCGAAATTTACATGCTCTTTAGTGAAAGAATAAGCAAATTCGAAAGGAGTAATTTATTATGAAATGGGCTATGAAACCTATCACTTGGGGTGCTTACTTTAAGCTGTCTGCGATTGCTACTGCTATTTATGCAGTAGGATGCACGACGTACTTAATTGCTGAGTACCATGAAGAAGTGGCGGATGCTTTCAAGAAGTTCTTTTGTAAGAAGAGCTAATTCCGTTTGCGGATTCAGCAAGACGGGAGTCTAAGGAAACTTAGGCTCTCTTCTTTTTTTATAAGGAGGTTTCTATGCTATTTTATGACTATTACGCCAAAACATATTTTGAGTCTTCCCTTGTTAATGTTCAGCAGGAAGCCCGTAAACGTGGTCAGAAAGTGAGCCAGGAAAAAGTGACTATGGATGATGGACTCGAATGCTGGATTATATTTTTAGAGCCAAATTCGTGAAAAATACAGGCCCTATTGTGAAGAAAGGAGATGCTTCAAATGAAATTTAATTTTGACATTAACAAACTGGTTACTATCGGAGGCATTGGGCTGAGCGCAGTTGGCGCGCTTTTGTCCAGCATTGCTAATGATAAGAAGATGGAGAGTGCAGTCGAAAAGAAAGTAGAAGAAGCGTTGAACGCAAGAAAGGAAGAGGAGACTTAATAGTCTCTTCTTTTTTATTTTTGAAATTTGAAAGGAGTACAAAAGATGAACAAAGAAGCTATTGTAAACACTGTTATGGGCATTAAGAATGCGGTTGCCAAGCATAGTCCTGAGATTCTAACTGGCATTGGTATTGCAGGCATGGTGTCTACGGTTGTGCTTGCCGTACGAGCAACTCCTAAAGCGGAAAAGCTTATCCTAGATCGAGAGATTGAGCTTTCCAACAAAGCCAACCAGGACGTTGAGCTCAGCAAGAAAGATCGTTTCAAGATTGCGTGGAAGTGCTATATTCCTACGGCGATCACTGGTGTAGCATCGATTGCGTGCATCGTATCGGCAAGTTCTGTGAACTTCAAACGTAATACGGCACTTGCTGCAGCCTATAATATCTCCGCAACAGCGTTGGCTGAGTATAAGGACAAGGTTGTCGAAATGATTGGCGAGAAGAAAGAGCATCTTATTAAAGATAAGATCGCCGAGGACCGAATTGAGAAGAATCCGGTGTCTAAAAACGAGGTTATTATCACAGGAAGAGGCGCCACGACCTGCTACGATTCGATTTCCGGCAGATATTTCAAGTCTGATATGGACAGATTGAAAAAGGCAGAGAACGAACTTAATAGGCAGATGCTCAGTGACATGTATATTTCTCTCAATGAGTTCTATGATGAGATTGGCCTCGACCATATTTCCATTGGCGACGATCTTGGATGGAACATTGAGCGCGGCATGATTGATCTTTCGTTCAGCTCGCTTGTGGCAGACGATGGAACGCCGTGCTTGGTTGTTAACTATCAGGTGAGCCCGAAATTTGGGTATTCGGATCTTACGTGATTCGCGAAAAATACATGCAGTATTATGAGAACCATTAAACATTTGAAAGGAGATCTTTATAATGGAAGAAATCAAGAATGTTAAGGCTGAGGAAATCGAGACTGAGGTTGTTGACGAAGTCAAGGAATCGAAGGGCAAGAAGTTTATTTCCAAGGTTAAGGCTGGTATCAAGAAGAACGGCAAGAAGGTCGCATGCGGTGCGGCAATCGTTGCTGGTGTTCTGGTCGGCTATACCATTGGAAATAAGCGCACCTGCCTGGACGTTGTTGGCGACATCGATCCTGAGGACGACTATGATCTGCCTGAACTCGTTGAGGATTCTTCTACGGAAGAAGAGACCGAGGAATGATCGGGTTCAAAAGAGGAAATACCTAACAAGGTATTTCCTTTTTTGTTTGCAAAGGAGGATTTGCTATGAACACATATTACTATTCCGGACCTG